ATCGTTGAGCACGAAGGTGAATGCTTTATCGGCTGCCCGGATTGTTGCGTTTGCGATTTGGGACACGTCGGCACCGGCCGTGATCAGGCCGACCACCTCTTTCCATGCCCTCGACCTCGGAAGGCTTCCAAGTCTGACGTGCCCCATGTCGATCTCCTTATTTTTCGCGACCCAGCATCGTTATTCGGGCCTCCTGATGACGACGATGCTTCGGGCCTTACGAGCTTCTTTCTTCAGATAGCCTTTCCGTACCAGTTGAGCGATCTGCTCGTGGGCGCTCGCGTGGCTGATACCAAGGACTTCCGACAATTCTTTCACCGTTGGCGGCAACCCCTTTTCATCGATGATTTGGCAAATGACCCTCAGCGTGTTTGCTTGTGGGTCGGTTATTTCCGATACCTTTTTCTTTCCCATGGCGATTGCTCCGTGTCGTAGCCACTGAGCGGATTAAGCCCAATTTATGACCACAAAATATACGACCTGATGAACATCAGGTCAATCAAAAAAACAGGACTTCTCGTCTGATTCCGTCATCTTGCACGTCCCTCCGGTAGGTAACGAACGCAAGTCCGGTTCAAGCCGGATGTAACCAGATAACCGACCAGAGGCGGAGCTGAGGCGGTTGTGGGTGCCATAGAACGCGCATCCCGACCGCCGCCGTTTTCTGGTATCCACGCCATCCAGCCCCCCGGTCCAACCGGAGGTGTTCGATGTTGGATGTACAGGAAATGAATGATGGGCCAGGGACGGATGACCTTGACAAAAACGGCAAACCCGGCCGCCTGTCGGGTGAGGCGAGGCTCCAGTCAGCCGCCTCCATTCTGGCCACGGCGATCCTGCGCCGAATGGCAAAAAACGCATGTGTGGGCAATGAGTTAGAGGTTTTCGAAGATTCTTCCCCTGTGCTCGGAGAAGGACTTGATTCATTGCCGGAACAGAGCATTCATTCATGACAACTCGTCCGGAAACCAAAATAAGGAGTTGAAAATGAATGAGTTACAGAACGCCGCCTCGGGCGGCAAGAACCAGGACCGAACCCGAAACTCAGTCCTTCGGCAGATGGCCCTGCTGCAATCCATGTCCCTGGAGCAGCTCCGGGAAAAATGGCTCGACCTCTACGGAGAAGAGCCACCCCAGTACAAGAAACAATTCCTCATCAAGCGGCTGGCCTATCGCATCCAGGAGCTTTTCTACGGCGGGCTGTCCGAACAGGCCAAGGTCCATCTCCAGCAGGCCGCCAAGGAGGACCCGGTCGCCACTGTCAATCGACGCATCCCAGAAGAGCGGAAATCGAACGAAGCGATCCTGCCCGGGACCAGACTGGTGCGGGTCTGGAACGACCGGCGCTATGAGGTGATCGTCCTTGCCGATGGCTACGAGTTCGAAGGCCGCACCTTCCGGTCGCTCAGCGCGGTGGCCAGGGAGATCACCGGGACCAGGTGGAACGGCAAGGTCTTTTTCGGACTGAAGAAGGTTTACGGCAGAAAAGCCGAGGGAGGTTCGGATGCTTGATAACAGCAATGTCGCGCCGGGCAAAAACAAGACCCTGCGCTGTGCCATCTACACCCGCAAGAGCCACGAGGAAGGTCTCGAACAGGAGTTCAACTCGTTGGATGCGCAACGGGAATCGGCGGAACACTATATCGAAGCCCAGAGGATGCGTGGCTGGACGGCTCTGCCGGATCGCTACGACGATGGTGGATTCTCGGGTGGAAACATGGAGCGCCCGGGGCTGCGTCGCCTGCTGGCGGACATCAATGCCGGGAAGATTGACGTGATCGTGGTCTACAAGGTCGACCGGCTGTCCCGCTCGCTGCTGGACTTCATGAAGATGATCGACCTCTTCAACGAGAAGGGTGTCAGCTTCGTCTCGGTCACCCAGCACTTCAGCACCACCGACCCCACCGGACGGATGTTTCTCGGCATCCTGATCACCTTCGCCCAGTACGAGCGGGAGGTCATCGCCGAGCGCATCCGGGACAAGGTGGCGGCCGCCAAGCGCCGGGGGAAATACTGCGGCGGCGTACCCATTCTTGGATACGACGTCGACCGGGACAACAAGAAGCTGCTGGTCAACCCGGATGAAGCCAGGACGGTGCAGTACATCTTCCGCCGATTCATCCAGATCGGCTCGGCCAAGAAGCTGGGCCAGGAATTGAACGAACAGGGATACCGCACAAAAGCCTGGACCACCAAGAAAGGCAAGGTTCGCGAGGGCTCAGAATGGAATACAGGCCACATCTACCGGCTGCTGAACAACCGGGTCTATATCGGCGAGATTGCCCACAAGGATCGCAGCTACCCCGGTGAGCACGAAGGAATCATCGACCGGACGACCTGGGACAAGGTGCAGGCCATCCTGGAGGACAACAAACCGGTCAAGGTTTCCATGGCAAGAACCAAAATGGTCGCCCCGCTGAAAGGCGTCATCCGCTGCGGCCACTGCGGATGCGCGATGGGACCGACCTACGCCCGCAAGAACGGCCGCCACTACACCTATTACATCTGCCAGAAGGACAGCAAGCGGACCGTGAGCCGGTGCCCCCTCAAACGGATTCCCGCCGGGGACATCGAGCAGGCCGTGGTCGAGCAGTTGAGCGCGGTGTTCCGCACGCCGACGCTGGTGGCCAAAACCTACTTCGCGGCCCGGGACATCGAGCAGGTGGAGCGGGAGCGGCTGTTCAAGCAGAAAGCCCAACTCGAAATGGAGCTGTCGCAGGCGCGGGAGCAAGCCATCGAACTTATGAAACCCGGCAACGATCAGCCGGGCAAGACCGAGATGCTCACGACCGTCAACCGCCAGGCGGTCGAGCTCTCGAAACAACTGACGCACGTGAGCGAGCGATGCAGAGCCTACCGGGGGAACAACATCACGGAACAGGACGTTTCGGAGGCCTTCCAGAATGTCGAGGGCTTCTGGGAGGACCTTTTCCCGGTGGAGCGAAACCGGCTCATCCGCCTCCTGGTGGATAAGGTCGAGATCCGCGAGACCGGAATCGACATGGAGCTGCGCACCAACGGGCTGACTACGCTCATCGCCGAGCTGGCCGGTCTGGCATGCGAAGTCACCGAACGGAGGGCAAGCCGATGAAAATGAAGCCGACCATTACCGTAGCCGACAACGGCAACCTGCAGATCCATATCCCGATGCTGATCCGGCGCATGCGCGGCCGCAAGACGGTCATCGCTCCCCAGGCACTGGATGGAGAAATCACCGGAGCGCAGGAACCGGTGCAGTCCGCCGTCCTCCAGGCGCTGGGCAGGGCCTTTTCCTGGGCCGACATCCTCGAATCCGGCCAGATCAGGTCCATCAGCGAGCTTGCCCGTACCCTCGACGTCGATGGCTCGTATGTGGCCCGCATTCTCAAGCTGACGACCCTGGCCCCCGACATCGTCGAAGCCCTGATCAACGGCGAGGAACCCAACGGGCTCTCGCTGGCCAAACTGACCCAGACCTTCCCGGAGGACTGGGCCGAGCAGCGCCGCCAGTTCGGCTTTGCCACCGACTGACGACCGGACCGGAGACCGCCCCAGAGAGCCGACCATCAGCGTCGGCTTTTCTTCTTTAGGGGGCAGGAAGCCGGAGTTGACCGCGCTTCTTTTCATGGCCGAGGCGGGCAATTTCGAAAAAAACGTCCGGTTGCGGCATCGAACGATGACCTAAGACAACCGTCAAAAATGGCAATCTGCCGCAAACCCATATCAATCAAGGATGTAACTTTCCGGACGCGCTTCGGACTTCGTCCGGAGAAAACAGAGAATCAGGGGCCAAACAGAGAAAAAAAGGCGGGAGGATGGGGAGAATCGATGGTGCGAAGAGGTGCTTTGGAAAGATGTGAAACGGGCGCAACCCCTTTAGAAACAAGGGGAAAAAGAAAACCCGTCACCCCGGAGAATGACCCCAGAGAGACGGGTTTGTCTTTTCTAAATGGTGGAGGCGGCGGGAGTTGAACCCGCGTCTTAGCATATAACAACTTGATTTTATTGGCTCTTAAGTGATGTTACAGTACATTTACAGTATATATGCACAAATTCACGGCCTCTGCGGCGCCGTCAATTGTATAAAAAATGGTCTAAAAATAATGTAATTTGATGGTTGATTCCGGAATCGAACCGCCATCCTACACCCCCCCTCATACCCCTATATCCCCCCTTGTACCCCTATCGCATACCCCCCCCTTCTGCCGCATAACCCCCACGTTATGCCTGGGGTCCTAGTCCTCGTCATCCGTCGTAGTTGTGCTGGATTCCCCGCCAATGGCCTCCCGCAAAGAGTTACTGAGGGACGTGCCGTAGGAATGCTGTGTAGACCTGGAGACACTGAGCCCGTTGCTTACCGAGGCACCGACATTGATCGCGGCATAGAGCCCGGCCGATAGCGTCGAGGTGAACTGAGCGACCGCCTTCAGCGATTCAACGGTGAGTTCAAGCTCCTGGGCGGCCTTGGTGATATTGATCTTGTTCTCCTCCAGGGCGAGGGACAGACGGTTCGTCTCGGCGTCCACCTGGGCCTTCTGAGCCGAAACCATGGCCGTTTGAATTTGGGCATGGGCCGATGCCTTCGCGCTGAAGACCTGGGCCTCTGCGCCGAGCTTGGTCCCTTCCGTGCGGTTTTTCTCGCTGATGGCATTGAGGCGGGCGGCAAAGGCGTCGACCATTCCCCGGAAGGCCATGACATTGGCCTCATTCTTCTTGATCCCGATCTCGGCGATGGACGTTTGAACCCGGTTCTCGCTTTCAACGGCCTCGGCGTGGGCCTTGTAGGCGTCCACCTGGGCCTTGAACCCGTCCAACACCCGATAGGCCGCGTCTGTTTCCGTCGCCCATGCCTTGACCTCCTCGCCGAATGCGCCCATGTCCGCCGAATATGCCCGGACCTCCTCCCCGAACGCGCCGACAATGCTCTGATTGTACTGAGAGACGGCGACGGCGCCTTTCACCCGGGCCTCGAAGATCTGAACCTCGGCCATGGCCGCCTGGGTCCAGGCCATGAGCATTTGAACATCCTGGCCGCGGATCTCCGCGAGGATCTTCTTCATGTCCAGTTTTTTCCCGAAGGCCTCAAGCTCCATCATCGAGGCTTTCAGGTAGGCGTCGAACATTTCCACCCGGAGGCGGGCGTTGTCCATGAGGAGCTTCTGCTGTTCGATGGCGATCTGGAGAACCTTCAGGCCCTCGGCCGCCGTCTCCTTACCGGCCTCAAGGAGCCGGCCGTAAAATCCGGCCAAGTACTCCCGGTAGATCCCCTCGAACTTGATCGCAATCTCCCTGGCGTTCGCCCGGTCCTGGAGGATCAACCGGGCGTTCTCGATCATGGCTTCGTGGGATACCTGTTCCAGGGCTCGAAGCCGCCGGTTCGTGATATCTGCAAGGGCCGCAACCTGGGAACCGGTCGGGATAATCCACCCCTGGGCCGCAAGGCGGGCCGCTTCCTTATTGTAGGTGTCTTCATATTCATCCGCCAAGCGGTCCTTCGCCCGGAGAAACAGGGCGTTCTCGGCGCCTTCTGAAAGGCCTATCCCGCCGGCCTGAAGGCTCAAGACAATATCCGCGATGATATGCGCCGTTAATTGGGTGTCGGTGAGGGGCTCGGAAAACGAAAAAAGGCGTTCCCGGTAACTGTCCAGGGCGCCGCCCGGATCCAAGCCGGTGCTGATGTCCGCGAAATTCACCGGGGAATACGAGGGGAGTTCCTCCGTAATCCCCGGCGCGTCGATCATCTCCTTGATTTTCGCAAGGATCTGGTTCGCGTCTATCCCCGGAGGGTCTTCCGGTATGTTGACCGCCTTCAGAAGGCTTCGGTCAAGGACCGGCCGGGCGCCGGGCTTTGAAAAGGTCTTGGGCGGTGGGGTGACGTTCGGGGCGGTCCCGCCGAAAGGCTGCATCTCCCTTGGGGATACTTCAACGTTTTCGAATGCCGGGGTTTCGTCGAAGCTCGGGATATCCTCGTATTGGGCATCCGCGGAAAAGGCCTCGGTGAACGGTTCAACGGCATCGATTCCGAGCCCGCCGCTGAAGGTTATTTTCGATGGTGAAATGTTCGGCTTGACCGCCCCGAGGTTTGCAATCGATCTCTGCGCCTGGGAAAGCATTTCGCGCGCTCGAGTCTGAAGCTCCGCTATTTGGGTGCTGACGATCTGCGAGGCGTCATTCGGGTCCGTCAGAGATGTATGGGAATAAGGGATTACCGCAACCGTGGTCATATAACATCCTCCTCTATGATTTCAACCTCGTCGTCCAGGTCAACGTCCGTTTGCTGGAAAAAAGCCCGGTCCCCGGGTCCAAGCAGTTGGGGGGTAATTGCCGTAATGGTTTCAATAACGGCGTCGGCTTCGCTCAGTTGGTAAATACGGGATGGTAAATCATATCCAAGATCATCGCCAACGGCGAAATAGATGCTTTTCAGGTCATCGTGCGGGTGATAGTAGCAGACGATCGGCGCCATGATCGCCTTCCCGTCCCTATCAAATCCGGCCTTCAGAATGGCTTCCCACTCGACAAAATCAAGGTATGCCTGATTGTGCCAATAGTCATTGATCTGCCTTTCAACCGTGTCTACCGGGACGCACTCGGCAATATCCGAGTCCGGTTGTGCCTGGATATGATATGCGATATCATCCGGCGTGAAGTGCCAGTCCATCAAGCCGTAGTTCTTTTTTGTCGTGGCGCATTTTGATTTTGGGTCATAACCTGAAATTATCCAATAGGTTTGGTCATACCTGCTAAAACCACCGGATGTGCTGTATGTTGTTGACCCCTTATGAAGCGTTTTAATTCGGTTTGGAGGGGAAAACGCATCTGCATAAGCTAGTACAAAGCTACCGTGATCAACGGTTTCATGACGCCAAAACCGAATATCTGCATGGGTATACCAAAAAACGTCATAAGAAACATACTCTACGACCCCCCAATAACAATAAAACCCGACTGAGTATGTTTTTACCACCCCATCATCATCAGCGTGATCTTCTGTCACATAGCGCATGCCCTCGTCTGTCCATGGGTCATGATCGAGGGAACATTCCGGTGGATCTCCAAACGCGGAAATAAGAGACAAATCGTTGGTATATGTGCATAAATAAATTTGCTGTTTATGCTTGTAAACAAGGTGTGTCCCGTCTTCCACCTCAAGGGAGTATGTCGGTTCTGACACGATCTCTTTTGTGTCAAAAATGAAATAGAGCCGGTTCAAGACTTGGTGCCAAAGCGTCTTGATAATCCTGTTTTTAAGGTCGTCCCCGATTTCGTGTTTTTTCAGAAGGCTTTCTTCGTTCGCCGTTTCCGGATAGATCGTCTCAACGGTCAAGTATTGGTCATTATTGATTATCGCATAGTATTCGTAATACCCAACAACTGCTGGAGCGTAATCCGCTGGCGGCCGTCCGTCATATTGCAGGCCGCGGAGCGCTTTGTCGACAACGGGCACGGCCGTTGTCCCGTCTACCCGCCATATGAACATCCTGTTTTGGGAACAGGCGCCGATCATGAAGGCCCCGTCGGGCTGAATCCATACGTCAAAAAGCGGATCCAGTTTCTCTACGGTGTAGTATATCCCCCGGAAAACCCATCTTTGCCGGATAAACGCGCCGTCACCGAATGACTTGTCCCCGTCAAAAAGGATCTGCTCGCCATTGTACTTTGCCGCGATCCGCCAATTCAGTTCCCATGGATAATTCCCGGCGACCTCATAGGCCGCTATGGTGATAGGCCCCAAAGTTTTGCTGAAGACCTCGTCGCCGATATTGTCGTGGCAGGACCGCGAAAGTTCGTCCACCGGGCTTTTAACATTGTCGTGAGGTTCGAAAGAGAACGAGGAGAAGATTTCCTTCGTAGTGTAGAGCCGTTGGTAATACTGTGTCTCACAATTCAGAACTGTTCCGCTGGCGGCCCCTCCGAATATCTCGTCGCCTGCATCCCAACACCGGACGAACTCCCCGTAGAGCGTATTCCCGGAGACAGTATCCACCGTGCCGTACCCGTCCCCGCATGTGACCTCTCCAGGCACGAAAAGGCCGCTGTTATCATCGTACCTGAAGCCGATCTTTTCCTCGCCGTACCCCCAAAAAAGGAGCATCCTTGTTTCGAATGAGCCAAAGTTTTTGATGATCCGCTTTCCGGGATCTTGATTGAAGTGGATATCGATGAAGTCGCGGATTCCCGGGACGCTTTTCACCATGATGGTGAACCCGTCTCCGTTGATAAGAACAGGACCGCCAACCGGCAATCCTGCGGCATCCACGAACGCCTTCAGACGGTGAAGGGCGTTGTTCGCGTACCCGACCAGTTTGGAGGCAAGATCCTGGTTTCCAAACAGGCGGATCTGTTTCGGGGTGAAAATAGCCATCACACCCCCCGGTGAAACCGCAAGAGCCCCTCGGCCGCCATTGCCGCTGACGACACGAAAGCCGCCGCGCCCTCCATGTCGATGTCGATATCAATCCCCGCCGTCATGCCTGATGATATCTTGATCTGGCCGTCAAAATCAAAAGGGCGCATGTCTGTAACACCTGAAAACAATCGGCCGGCCAGAAGCGCCCCGGCGGCCTCAAAACGAAAATCCGACGCCCCTGAAAAGGAAGGCCCCGACAACACCCCGCCAGATACCTCCGGGAAATTGAAGTCGATCCCGCCGACCATGGTGGAAAGGAAGGAGCAGACGCCGAAGGCCTCGGTTCCCAAGTCCATCCCGCCCGCGTAGACCCGGCCAACGGAAAGCGATGCTGAAACATCTGCATGGTGCGCGTCAACCGCACATGAGAACCCCTGGCCCCCTGAAACCTCAAACCGGAAATCGGATTCCCCATGGAAAGCGTTTCCCTCGGAAAAAACGCCATCGAGGGTGAAGTCGAATTCGGCCTCGCCGGAAAACGGGCCTTCAGGCATATCCGCTTCCATGAAAAAATCGAAGGCCCCATGGAGCACCTGAGCCATGGAACCGGCAACCTCAAGCGGATCCAGGTTTATCGCCGCCGAAAGATCGCTGTCGTCCGGTTCGGGATAATCGAAGTCGATCTCCGCGGCAAAATAGCTGTCGGGGATCGCCGCCGAAACCTCGAAATCGAAATCAACCTCCGCGGATATCTCGTTCGGGTTCATGACTGCGGCCGTCTCGTGGCCCTGGTCGATCTCCCCGAAAAAGGTGTTGATCCCGGCGTCGGAAACCACCCAATAATTGATTTTGTAGTTACAGTAATAAGTGTTGTTCCCGGATTGGAACCGAAGGAGGATCGTCACATAGGTTTGCGTCGCCGTCGATGTGTTGAGCGTGTATTCGACGGTCTGAGTGCGCGGGATCGTAGAACTTGCGCTGTCAAGGATGATCGCTATCCGGCCGACCCCCTTTGCGGTCGGCATCGCGTCATTTGCAGATCCCGGGACGAAATCCGTATCACTCGATACGTCGTAATCCCCATCGTAAAGTTCCACCCTGAAGTCGCCAAATTGCCCCACCTCGACATCGACCTGGAGATACAGCTTTTTCCCGTTGACCTCCGTTGCTGGATATCTGGCAAGGACAAACCCCTCACCTCTGGAGTAATTTTGCCGGACCCGGAACGTTCGATCGGTAGGCTTTGAAAACTGAAAATCCGGGGTGTAGGTCGAAATATAGAGTTCCCGGTATTTCAGTTGAACCGAGTTGACGCCGTTGTAGACCCCGAGGTATCCGTGGTCCCTGGTGGTGCCCGATACCTCCGGGACGAGGGTGCCGCCAAGATCCGCGATCCAGACGGGGATATCTCCGACATTGACCCACCCCTTGAACCGGACCTCCTTGACGGCAACCCAATCCGCCGCGTCCCCACGGATATACATGGAATGGATTTCGACCCGAAGGTAATTGCAAAACCATGGCGTGAGGATAAGCTCATCCCCCCAGGCCCCGTCCGACGGAGATGCCTGGGTAAGGTCCCCGATCAGGACCTCCTCGCCCCCGAAAACCCCGGTATCGGAGGCGTAGACCTTGATCGCGTTCGGGAAGTTCGTGGTCGCCGTGGCATCCCGGCGGCGAAGCTGAACCCCCGCGATAAGCATTCTCGCCGGAAAGGCCCATTGGAGGTAGCAAGACCCATCGATGGCCGGCGGGTTTGCGGCCGTGCTCATCCAACAATCATCCGCATCCGTCGCCGTTGCCCCGTCAAAGGCCTTTGTCGCCGGATAGGTTGCCGAGAACTCCGAGGAGGCGGAACACTCCGCCGCCTTCAGGGCGCTTCCTGAATAAAGGTCTCCTGCCGCCCACGCCATGGTTTATTCCTCCTCCGATGTTAAAACTATGTGCCGCACGGGGCGGCACATAATGAGGGGCACATACTATCAATCATTGTTGAAATTATGCCGCCGCCTGGGGAACCCTGAGCTTGAACGATGTCACGGCCTGCGGCGCACCCTGGCTGATGGAGGTGGAAACGGCGGTCAGATCCCCCGAGCTTCCCACGGTTCCATCCATCCGGATCGCCGTAGCGGAGGCCGCGTAAATCTCATCCCCCTTCGCCGTCAGTCGGAACCATACCGCCGTCCCGGCGAGTAGGGCGTTTTCCGTCAAGGTGGTCAAAATATCAATCACCGCCTTTTTGTTGGTAGAATCCCACGATCCACTCCCCCAAACAACGTCTGTGAATTGGACCAATTCGTCCGCGGATGAACAAAGATCATCGGCGGTCGTGGGTTTGGTCCCCTTGAAAATGGACAGGGTGCCGCCCTGGAAGACATCCCGGAGCGAACCGCCCTTTGCCGCGATAATGGCAAGCGTGGTTGCGCCGGCCGCCTGCCCCGTGGCAAAGGTGCCCGTCGGAAGGGTAATCACCCCGGCCGCAACGGCGGTGCAGACGATACCGGCGATATCGTCATTCGGGTCGGTCGCGTTCAGAACCCAAATCTTGTCGCCGGGGCAAAACCCCTGGGTCAGAAAGTTGAGGGTCGTGGTGTTCGAACTGGTGATGGTGTCGGGATTCGATCCGCCGTCAACGAGCGCGACAACCGCGACTTTTGCCGCTTTTGCGATATCCTGCCGTTCGGCCAATGCCATGCAAAGGCCCTGGGATCTATTGATGGTCATGGTTCTTTTCTCCTGAAGGTTTGCCTATCTATTGATATAGATGGGCGTTGCTTTGATAGAGTCGATGCTGAAATCAGCACCATTTATATTTTCGATTTTGAACCCCCAATGCCGTCCGTATCCGTTCCTTCTGTCCATGGTGATACTGAACTCGGTCTGCCTGAGCCCGATCCGCCTTGGGGTCTCGGTGTAGGTGATCGCGGTCCCCTCGTCCGGGGCGGCCGTCACCCGAATGCCGCCCGCGAACTCCCCGGATATGAATATTCTGCGAAAACGGCACGGGCTTCCCATATCCGCCATGAAAGAGAACTCGGCGTTGATGAGTTCGGCGCCCTCGGTGTAGAGCCCGCTGTCGTTCGCCCAATAGATTTTTTCCCCATGGTTACATGCGCTGTTCATGGGATAGGCAGACGTTTGGGTGACGGCCAGATTTGCAAGATTCAGAATGAGCCCGAGACCGTTGGAATAGAAGTAGAGCCGGTTCCGGTCCACGACCGCGGCATACCCCTCCATGTCGATCAGGGTCCGGTCCTGTTTCCTGAGTTCCAGAAACTTTTCCGTAAGGTTGATGAAATTCCCGTCGTCCCCGAGGTAGCAGAACCCCCGAAGCGTCGGGACGATATGCCCGGCCCCGCCGGCCCCGTCGAACGGGAGAACCCCCGCGGTGATCTCCGGGGGAACCCCTTCAAGCGCCGGATAATCCGCTTTTTTCACGAGCGGGAAACTCACGCCGTCCTCTGACGGCATGAAGAAAATTCCCCGGGGATCGCTGAACCATACCCCCCGGTTGACGGGAACCAGCATGGTTATCCGCCCCTGGCCGCTGAACCTCGCATGATCCAGGAGCCAAAGGAATGGATTTGCGGGCATGGACATCCAGAAGGTATTCCCGGCGGCAATCCACATCCTACCCATGCCGTGTGCGATCAGGTGGCCCGGCATCGGGCCGTCGAATCGCTTTGTGGTTTCGGGGCCATGATAGGCGCCCTTCTCCCACCGGGTAAGAGCTCCCCTGGAGATGATCCCGCATTGAACCTCGGAGACGAAAAACGTGACATGCTCCCGGCCGTTGAAAACCGTCTGGAAGTGAACGTCTCCGGCTGAATCGAGCGCCCCGATAAGCGCGGGAGATCCGCCGGACATCGAGAACAAGTTCTGTCCCTGGCAAAAATAGAATTCAGGGCCATGGGCGTGGGCGCTATGGGCGGCGCCGGAAATAACCGCTTCAGCGCCGATACACCGGTTAAGCCGGCCGGTATCTCCCGCGAAAACGTTGTTGCAGGAGGTCAGATAGACCCGGCCGTCCTTGTTTGCGGGGAGGGCCGCCGGGTCCACGTTCGTGTTCAGGCCCAAGGTCTTGTTGAATATCGTCGCGGACATGGATTGGCTCCTGGTTATTCCCCTCTGGATTCGATGGCCTTCAGGCCGGGCGCCTTCAATTCAATAACCACCACCGGCATTTTCTCCTGGACGATATTGCTCCCCGGAGAAAACTCGGTGCCCCGCGCCAAAACGGCAATGAACTTGTAAGTCTGACCCGGTTCCAGGCCGGAAATGGTAACATGCTTCAAATTCGCTGACCCCGTAACCGGGTCGCCCGGCCCCGCGTAGGCGGGTGGGTCAGAGAACACGAAATCCCTGGGGAGGTTCGCCATGTGCAGGCGGATCGTATCGAACTCCTGCCCGCCCGGATCCACCTCGAATGTGACCGAGGCGGCGAATGCCGGGTATATTGAGAACACAAGACAGATAATAAAAACGCCAATAAACGATGTAATCCGTGTCATGCCGTATCCTTTTCTACCAACTGGTTGTTGCTGGAACCTGAACCCATGTGTCAGTGTCCACGCAAAAATAAAGATATCCAGAACTGTAACTCCACTGTCCCTTTGTTCCCGTTGTCGTTGGCGTGATAGTGCCCGACACAAACCCGGCGTCAAGAACCCCTGGAGGCACCCCCCATCCACCGACACCATTTAAAAATTCTGTGGATACGTTCGAGAGAACAGGCAAAAGACCTTTGGTGGTGCTCGTTGCTACCGGAATGTCGTCCGTTCCATCAACATGATCCCCACCATGAGATGTATCCGCTTTCCCGGCCAGTAACGTGTCGCGCTCCACAACTGCTTCTTCAAAATTCTTCGGGAAGATTTCGTAGGATTCGATATTTAAACTGGAAACGGTATAATTCGTCTTCTCCGTCCCTATGATCCTAAGACCATCGGTTCCAATAAGGCTTGCGGAGTAATCTTCGGAAGCGTCTATCGCGTCTACAAGCCCCTCAGCAAAGACAGAGGCGTCATTGACGCTTGAATCTTCAGTTTTAAGCAGGTTAATTTCTTCAACAGTGCAAGCCTTGGCAACGAACTTAACGTCATCAACATATGCGCAGATACCATTGCCAATACCAGTCGTCTGTTTTGAAAAATAACCAGCATTGTTAAAAGTGGTTAAATCGGGAGCAGTTCCAGGCGCCGGATACGATTTTACCCCTTTTGAAACGCCATTATAAAAAGCCTCCATCGTTGTTGGTGTGAAGACAATAGCGGTATGTTGCCATGATCCGGTTCCCGGATACATTCCGGTCCACGAAACTAAGCCACCATTAACCATTACTTGAAAATAGGAACCAGAAGATACCCATCGTATACCGACTATAGCCCCGCCACTATTGGAGTGCTGAAGGATATGACAATAGGTTCCTGTTGACTGACGATTTGCCCAAAAACACAACGTAAACCCACCAGTTACAGACATATCCGGAAGTGGTATTTGCTTTGACTCAAAGTATCTGACCGTTGCGTCATAAATCAGGTCTATCCCGGCGCCACCATATTTTGACGTTGCCGTTTCAAATGCGTTTTCGCTTACCGGGTTGTACCCGTTAGCAACATCAATCGGTTTTCCGGAAACAAACGTCCCGTCAAAATGGGCGATAACCGGCAGTGCTGACGCCGAAGCTGTAAAAGCAACACCATCAAGAGTCACCGTAGCGTTTGCCGGGGCGCTCAAGTCTTTACAGAGAACGTGGGTTATCTGCCGGTCAAAGTCGGAAGTATCACCAGCTGACGGAACCACCCATTGCGTATCGTAATCCGTGGCCGAGGCCTTAGCGAGAACCTGTCCTGTCGTGCCGCCGGTGGGAACCCCCTGCCCCGCGGCCCCGGCCGGGCCGATTAGAGAGGTCGGGCCGGTCCCGGTCCATGATCCGGCGGCCTTCGGCCCGTAATAGGAATCCGCCGAGGTGTCGAGATAGAAATCCCCGTCAACCCCTGTTGCGTCCGAAGGCGCGCCGGTCCCATTGTGCCACGTCTTTCCATCCACGCCATTGGCGCCTGCCGGACCTTGAGGCCCTTGGTCGCCGGTTGCGCCCGTTGGACCCTGGATCCCCTGGATACCCTGAATCCCCTGTGGACCCTGAGCGCCATCTGCTCCGGGAAGCCCTTGAATGCCCTGGGGGCCTGTCTCACCTTGAGGGCCGGCCGGTCCTTGAATGCCCTGAGCACCATCAGCCCCCGCCGGGCCTGTCTCGCCCTGGATACCTTGGATACCTTGCGGACCTTGAGCGCCGTCGGCGCCCGCCGGTCCTTGCGGCCCTATGAGCGAAGTCGGGCCGGTTCCAGCCCAAGAGCCCGTAACCTTCGGCCCGTAATAGGCATCGGATGAAAGATCGAGATAATAGTCTCCGTCCGTGCCGGTAGCGTCCGAGGGCGCCCCGGTCCCGCTGTGCCATGTTTTGCCGTCGGCCCCGTCGGCGCCCGCCGGTCCAGGTTCTCCCTGCGTCCCTTGTGGTCCCGCCGGTCCCTGGGCGCCGTCTGCGCCGGGAAGACCTTGTGGTCCCTGAATCCCGTCTGCACCTGCTGGCCCTTGAGCCCCGTCTGCACCCGTTGGCCCCGCAGGTCCCCGGGCAGGTGGTTGCCTTAGAAAGATCGCGCTCATTCTTTAATGACCGCCGGTTCGACATTGACGGTGATCGTTTCGCTCTTGTCGATTTCGTTGCTCCCGAAGTCGATCTTGAGTTCCCCGAGATACGGCTTTGCGGACAAACCGAGGGTGTCGGCCGGCAAGAGTTTTACCTTGACGATCCCCGATGCGATATCCGTCTTATCGAAAACGGCGTCCAAGTATGAAACGGCATAGGCCGTATCCGTGCTTTTCGCCTTCATCGCAAACGTGAAGGTGGCCCCGGACAGCCCGGCAGGGGCCGCACCGGTGTCCGCGTCGGTAATATTGAACCGCAACCACTTTCCCTCGCCCTGCTTAATCGTGATCTCAGGCATAATCCTCCATCGAAATATCAACGGCTGGATGATCCGCGTTGACCGATATGGATACTGTTTCGCATGCGACATCTATTCCCGGTGATTCGCATTGGACATCAACGGCAACGACGACCTCGACAACCTGCTCGATCGTGGACATGGTATTGTCTCCCATCCCCATCAAAAGGATGCTCATATCCGCACCCGCTTATAAACGCTTGACGCCGACGGGTTCCCCTCTGCGTCATAAAGGTTGAACCGGGCAATTTCGACGTTCGTCCCTGGTGCCCTGAAGATCATTTGCGTTCCGACGATCTCCCATGTCCCGACTTGCGCCGCCAGGATGGCGCCGACATTCGCCGCGGTGGTGGTGATATTCCCCGCGATGGACCCGAGCGTCTCCGATCCGCCGCGGATACCTGCCTCGACATCGTTCAGCATGACGGCCATGGCGGATGAATCCGGGATTCCCGCAATCGCCGCGTCGATCTGATCGAGCCGGGCCTGGGTGCTTGCCGGAAGGCCGTCGGTCTTCGCCTTGATGGCGTCGATCCCGATCCCGGCATCGTCCGCCCCGATGACCTCGGTTGCATAGCGCTGTTCTGCCGGGAGGGAGATACCCCCGTCACAGACGACGGTATAGGTTTTGAGGCGGTCCCGGGCCGTGAAATCGTATTCGTAGAACCCCGCCCCGATGTGGCCCATGGCGGCCGCCAGTACGACGGCCTGTCCGTCACTGGCCTGCCGGATCGTGCATGTCGGCGAAAGCCCCTCCTCGGGGATGCCGTCGACGCTGAAAAAGGCGATTACCAACATTTCTGCCTCGCTCCTATTTTGAAGGCCGGGACATCAGCCTGTACTGATTTTGGATCGACTTCCGCGTGATGAACGGGATCTTGCCGGCCAGACCGTTATCCACCAGGGTCTGATTGTATCTTCGAATCCGCTCGAAGATCTTCCTGCGCCTTTCGGGGTCCGGCCGGTAGATATCGGCCCTCAGCATGTCATAGACGATATCCCGCTGGTTCCTGAACCGTTCGCCCTCCCGGCGCTCCTCCCATTCCCTGGTTTGCAACAGCGCCCGATTCGCGGAGCGCGCGCCAATGGCCTTGAGAACGGTTTCATAGCCGCCGGGGACATAAGGCCTTCCCTTTTCATCCCACACCCTGCGGCCGTTCGCCGTGACCGCGCCGTCAAGCTCCCGGATCGCTGCAAGGGCGTTGCGGAAAAGGTTCGGAGCCAGCACCTCGGCCGCGCGTCCATACTGGTTGCTCCGGAGGTAGTCTCCGGCCGTCTCGATGTCCCCCCAGACGCCGCCGAACGGCCCGGTGAGATCCTTAAGGCTTCTCGGTGCTCCGATGTGCAGGCCGAGGGACCCGGACATGTCCATGCCCAAAGAGCCGAATGCGCCGTATCGGACCACCTTTTCCCCCTCGCCCCCGATAAGCTCGCTGAGGGTGTCGTAGAACCATTTCTCGGGATCCCGGTCATCGTCGCCGGCCTTCAGGAAGGCGGCCACAAGGGGCATAATCCCGATCATGGCGATCGAGCCCGTGGTGCCGCCGAGGATCATGGGGGTCGCCGCAAGCCACAAGGCCCCCTTCACATCCCCTTTCCGGAACCCGAGATCCGCCATCATCTGCAACCAGTTGTGGCCGTACTTCTGATAGGTGTAGCCCATCTTGGCGATATGGGCGGCCGGGTTGTCGCCCATGGCCCACATGGGATCGGTGGCCCGGTCATAAATGCCGTGGGCCTTCAGGGTCGCGTCAATGGCCTTGTCCTGAAGTTCAACGTCGGAAAGCCCCGAATGGTGCTTTGTCGCTAACCGGTAAGCCGCAAGGAGCGTTGTGCCTCGGTTCCACTGTTCCGTGATCGAGAACGGTTTCAGAACGAGTTCCATGGTCTTTGCGAAGGCGGTCCCCCGGGCCGTCTGGATAGTGCCCATGGCGTCCCGCATGAACTGCGGTTGGTCAATCGTCTCGTTTCTGATCCGGTCCATGAATGCCTGCTCCCGCTTGTCGGCAAGCCTGCCGCCGCGCATGATCCGGACATAATCCTTCCCGGCCCTGACGAGGGCGCCGCCGACCTCGGCAAAGCCCGCCCTGGCGCCGGTCGCGTACTGCCGGACGGCCGCCGGGGCGTTGGTCAACACCGAGGTGGTGTTGATGATGGCCGACTTGGGGGAGGACAAATACTTCATGCTGACCAGGGCCTTGCCCATGGCGATGACCCGATCCACCTGACCGGGGTTCTTCATCTGCTCCTTGATGTACCGATACCATTTGTCGTACTCGGCCCGGTCCTTCGGATTCTTGGGATCGAGGCCCCCGACCCTGAACGCGGCCGTGGTCTTGGCTGACTTTTTATCCTCCTCCGAAACCTTCCGGGTGTGCCGGGTGCCGTCCGGGTCGGTGTAAACCCACTGGTCGCCGTCGCGCTTGAACTCTCGATACTCTCCATTCAGGGCCTTGAACATCGCCAGGGCCGCATTGCTCTTGGCGATGCCGCCGGCCGTGCGGGTTGCGTAAATCAGGTATCGGGCCAGGGGGTCCTCGATATACCCCCGGACCTCCTTCCCGCCCCGCTGACTGCGGGCGAGACGGTGTTTCCGGAACGCCCTCTCCTTGAAGGCGATGGCCGCCTCCTCCAGAAGGGCCTTCTTGGCTTCAACGGCGACCTCGGGGTCAAGGTCCATCTTGCCGGCGGCCGATTCCAGTAGCTTCGCCGTCGGCCCGATGGAAAGATCCGCCCAAAGCTCCTCGGAGAATTTCGCGCTCTCCCCGTACTCGATATCCGAATGCCCCTTTCTTTCCAGGCCCCGGCCGATCTTGTAGGCTCCGGCCCGCGTGGTGGCCTTGTGAAGCCACAACTGCCCGTCACGGTCCTTCGACCAGACCTCGAAGTCCCCATCGTCCCAGATGCGCGGGGCATAGGTCCCCTTCAGCTTCCCCATCTCGTCATAGAGATCCTTCAGGGTGACGGACTGCTTCGTGACCGGATCGCGGTAAAGTTCGGGGAGGTCCTTCCCTTTTTCGGCGTATGCCTGGACAATTTCCCCGATGGCGTTGTACTGGTACTCCCAAAGCCGGTCCATGGCGGCCCGGTAGTCCGAAACGATGGAGACCACCTCGGGATCCAGCCCGGCCTTGTCGTACTGGCTCCACTTGATCTCGTTGACATCCATGTCGCGGATCACCCGGGCCACTTCCTTATATAGTGGGGAGACGTTCGAAGCGTTCCGGACATCCTGCATTTCCGTGCTCGACATCCGGCCGAGGAAGCCGATGCCCTTGTTCCGGATCGCCAGGAGGTCCCGGTAGAGGCTCCGCTCCTTGTCGCTTGCCCTGGCGTCCGCCTCGTGAAAGAGCTTCTGCCGGTTGTCGTTCCAGGCCATGCGCGCCTTGAACACCGCCTTGCCCACCTTCGTCTGCGCCCATTCGGCGGTAGACAGGAGGCTGTCGAGCCATCCCCCGGCCCGGGGGCTGAAGTTCCTCGCGGCCCGGCCCACGGCTCCGATGGTGTCCACAATCTCATCCTGAACCCCGCGGATCGAATACGCGGGGCCGTTTTCGGCCTTCGCCTGAAGGCTTTTTCTGTATCGGGCAATGTCCTTGTCGGTGATTTCAAGCTCATCGAGGTACGGCTTGTTCTTCTGCATCCAGGCGTCCGTGAACCAGGTGACGCCAGCCGACCGCCTTCCGGGCGTCATGTCCGCCCTGGCCCCCGCGGTGTATGCCTCGTTCTCGAATGCCTTGCCGATCTCCACGGCGGTCCCGAGGACCCCTTCCCGGTAACGCTTCCGGGTCGCCTCGGCAATGCGGTCGAAGTGCTTATCGATGACCGCCATGTCTCCGCCCTGGATTGCGTTGTAGACGGCCAGGGCATCCTTCCTCATGGCGTCCGTGCCGGGAGCCAGGTCGTCATCGAGATACGGCGCCCGGCCGTTGAAGAACTTGACCAGGGCTTCCACCGCCCGCTCTTTTTCGAGGTCCTCGAAGGCGGTCCCCGCCAGCTTGTGGTAGGCCATGGCCGAAAGTTCATCGCGCCCCTTGATCCTCTTGGTCTCCGAGGAGAACTCGGAAACGGCCGCCTGCGGCGACATCATCGACTGCGGTTTGACCGAGGAGAAGTTCACGCCCTCGATGCCCTGGATGGCGTGTTGAACCTCGTGGATCAGCGAACGCTTGAACCCGGAGCCTGCGGCTATCCGGATGGTCTTCGCACCCGGCATGTAGACGGCATACGCGCCGGCGGTGAGCGCCTTCCGGTCGACGACCTCGACCGGCATCCCCTCAAGCTGAGGATAGGCCGCGAACAGGTCGGCGTGGTCCATGACCTGGCCGAGGGAGTAGCGGCCGGGCTTCAGGTTTTCCCGGACGGTGGCCTTCGAATCGTCGATCTCGTACCGCTGTCCGGTCGGCGTCTGCATCTTCCGGCTTTGCGGGGTGGCCATCCATTTTTCAGACCGAGGCCCGGCGAAGGAATACTTCGGAGCGGCCTTATCGTTGTTTGGGTCCTTGGTTGTATTGTCGGCTCGGTCGAAGAGCCGGCCGGATTCGATGTCCCGGATCACCCCCCGGGCCGTCCGGTGGACGAGGTTGACAAGGGAATCAACGAAATCGAGGATCTTCCGGATGATCCGCGCGGCCGGGCCTTTCGCCTCCGCCCGCTTCATCCGGACAGCCTCGATATGGGCCGCGATGCGCTCCTCGTAATCCCTCACGTTGGATTTTTTGAGTCGGCCCGGGTCAACCCCGGCGCTGCTCAGGATCGCGCGAAGATCTCCAAAGGAAATGATCCCCGCCTCGATAAGCGCATGGGTGAATTCGTGGTCGATGGTGAACTGGTCGCCGTGCGCGGAGACCCGGATCTTCCCGTCATGGTACACGCCGGCCGCGCCGCGCTGTTTTTCGGTAGGGGAGGGGTCCCGCTGATAGGCCCGCCGGAAAGCGGCGTCAGCGATGGGGATGTGATCGACGATCTCAAGCTCGATCGGCCGGACGCCGGCTTGCCCGGAAATCAGGAACCGGCCGTCCTTTGCCTGCCGAACGGTGAGACCGCGGCCGACCGCCCGCCGAACGTCGCCCACGGTAATCCGGCCCTGAACGCGGTCGGCAACGGAATACCGAGGGCCTTCCTCACCTTCATCCCGGGCCGCGCCCTCCTCGTCTTCCTCAACGCGAATCCCGCTGAAGCCCGGCAGGGAAGAAAAGCCGAGGTCCTCCTCGTCCTTTGTTTCCGCCTGAAGGGCCATCAACTCGCCCTCGATGTCCCGGATCTTCTGTTTCACATCCTCGATCTGCTTGTAATCGAAGGCGGGCTCCTTGAGGATCTTCTCGTTTTCGGCAACGATCGCCTGCTGCCGAGCCAGGTCGCCCCGAAGAACCTGCGGCAACCGGACAAGCCTCTCCAGGAATCTGTTGATATCCTGTGTCGCCCTGGCAAGGTCGGTGGCCGTCTCGGCGCCGCCATAGGTGGCAAGAACCTCGTATGTAACGGCGTCCTCCGGGGAATCGAAGCTGAAGAATGCCTTGTCGTTCTTGTCCTTCTCAAGGATTCCCCTGTCCTTCGGGTGCGCCTTGATCTCCAGTTCGAGCCCGCCGCTCTTTGCATGGATCGGCTTCGGGGCCGCCTTTTTGATCTCTCGATAGTCCTTGTCCGACCCCGAGGTCCACTGCCGCCCGTTGAACTTTTGGTAGATCTCGTCCTGATATGCCTTGAACGCTTCCCGGATCACCTTGTAGGCTTCCAGGCGTTCATACTCCTTGCCGCCGATCGTAAGGCGTTCGAGTTTCGTTTCCGGAAATTCATTCCGGATCCGCTCGGAGGCTTTGTCGGCCTCCTTGATGTTCCTCTCGATCTCGGAAATGATCCTGTCCGAATGGTTCAAGACCCGACGGGCTCTTGACTGCCTGGAGAGGGAGGCCTCCTCTTCCATGGACAGGTCTTTCCGCTCCTTCATGAGTCGGTTCCGCTCCTTGTGGAGCTGCCCCGCCGCTCCGGATGCCGCCGAAAGGAGGTCGTTCAGGTTCCCCAGGTCCTCCGTGAACGGATCGTCGAAGCTCCGGCCCTCGATCTTTCCGGTCAGTATCTGGTCGATGAACTTCTGCTTGGTGGCCAGGACCGAGAAGCTCTTGGAATCCAGGGTGTCCTCGGTGACGTAATTGAAGATATGGACGTTCTTCAGGCCGTTGGATTGCCGGACAATGCGGCCGTTTCGCTGTTCGAGGTCCATGGGCCTGGGAGGAACGTCGAGGTGATGGGCCGCGACCATCCTTTGCGCGAAATCGACCCCGACGCCGAGCTTCTCGGTCGATCCGATGATGATCCGGGATTTCCCCGATCGGATCTTTTCGAAGAATACCTCCCGCTGCTTATCGTTCTTGGCGTCCTGGATGTTGAGGATCTCCCCGGAAGGAATCCCCTTTTCCTCAAGCATCCGGATCAATTCCTTGTAGGCGTTGAAGGTCCCGTTCGGCCCGTCCCGGAAGATGTCCAGGAAAACCACCTGGGTAAGGCGACCCTCCCGGGTGTCCTGCCAAATCTGATGGATCTTTTCGGCCGCGGTCGCCAGTTTTCCATCGGTACGGTCGGAATAGAAGTGCGGGCTCACGAGGCGAAGATCGATGGCGGCCTTCTTTGCCAGGGTATAGAGAACAAGGGGGATGTGGCGATTCTGCCGTTTTTCCCGCCCGGTCATTTTCTCGAACCGTTGATACTCTTGCCGGATCCCCATGATGTAGTTCTTCAGGGCGTCGTCCTGCTTGATCACAACCGCTTGGGGCGCCCCGCCGACAATGTTCGGAAGTTTCAGGTTGGCGTTTTGCGTCAACATGACATCCGTGAACGAGTGAAACATCGTCAGGAGTTCGGGGCCGTTGATGTATTTCGAGAACCGCTTGATGTTCTTCCAGGTCCCGGCCGCCGTCTCCTCGAAGTTATCCACGACCTGGCCGAAGGCCGTGGCGAAGGCGTCAAAGTGTCCGACATGGAACGCCTTCATGAGGTCCGGCCGGATGTACCGGAGGAGAACCCACGCCTCGGCCATGGTGTTGCTGATGGGGGTACCGGTGGCGAAAACGACGTTCTTCCCGCCGGTCTTCTCAAGGATGTGCCGGGTCTTCAACAGGGTGCTGGTGGCTTTCTTGCTGGCGTCCGAGGAGATTCCCCGGACCTGGTTCATCTTGGTCGAGAACTCGCCCCGCTTGTAGGCATGGGCCTCGTCCACCAAGAGGGCGTCAATGCCAAGCTCTTCGAATACGAGGGCGTCGTCGCGGGTGCCGTCCATGAGAGACTGAAGCCGGGCCTCTTTCTTCGCCTTGGCCTTTTCCATGTCCTTGACGGTGTAGGAGCCTTTTCCCTCCTCCGCCTTGAGCTCGTCGATCACGGCCTCCAGCTCGTCAATCTCCTCCTGGACGTAGGCCGCTTCCCGCTTCGGGTCATTGGCCAGGCCGTCAAAGAAGGACTGCGGCAAAACCACGGCATCCCAGTCCCCGGTTGCGATCTGTGAGAGGGTCTTCTTCCGGCTTTTGGCGTTCCGCTGCTGCCAGTTCGGGATCAGGACCCTGGATCCGGGGTAGAGCCGCTGGAACTCCCGCCGGTACTGCTCGATGGTCGAGTTGTGGACGACGAGACAGGGTTTTCGGGCCGTCCCGATCCGCCGCATCTCCATGGCCGCCGTGATGTAAATGAAGGTTTTGCCGGTGCCGACCCCATAGGCCAGCATGCAGGATTCCTGAAGGACCCGGGAGACGGCCCGCTTCTGATGGGGGTTGAGTTCGATATCCCGGGAGGCTCCGGGGTAATGCGTGATCGGCGGAACATCGAATTTCCGAAGCGTGAACCGGTTCTTCGTGGAGTTGTATTCCTCCGAAAGGGCATCCGACCACTTTGCGTGGGTCTTGGCCCACTCCACAAAGCGGGCGCCGATCCTCTCCTGCATCCGCTCGGCGGCCTGGGTCTCCTCCTGGTTCACTACCGGTTTGGGGTTCCCGTGCTCGTCTTCGTAGGTGTCCTTGATCACGGGCTTGGAAAGGCTCAGGGCCTTTTGGACAAGTTCATGACCCTTTATCCTGCTGGTCCCCCAGGTGCTGACATTCTTGGGGTTGTTCGCGCCGTCAACGCTCGTGATCTTGAAGGAGGACCTTCCGGCCGCCTCGCTCCTCTGAACGGTTGCCCGGATATCCATCTCCTCCCGGAGGAAATCGGCGATGCAGCCGGGCGGGATCCAGTCGGACCCGAGCATGAAGGTGATCTGGGATATCGACAGGTCTACCGGCTGAACCTCCATCAGGGCGTTGACGTTGGATTCAAACCCCTTGTCGGTCCTGGCCGCCTCGATGGCCTCTTCGAGCTTCGTTTTCACGTCGCCGCTGAGGTACTTGTCACGCTCGACGACGCGGCCGGTTTTCGGATCCAGGAAGCCAAGGTTGGCTCTGGCGATATCCTGCTTGACGGCCTCGACGGGCCTCCCGAGAACGCCCGAAATGTATCCGGTGTCGATCCCGCCGCGATAGATCCGGCTCAGGACCACGGCATCCTCGATCGTTTCGGCCGTGGTGGGCTCCTTGAACGGGAAGATGGTCCGCCGGGTGAAAATGGGGGCCTTGGATACCTTGATGGCCTCAACGAAATCAGGCTTTCCGTTGATAATAACCTCCACCGTATCCCGCTCGACATCCTCAAGCGCATCGACAATGGGGTATTCCCCGTCCAGTTTCCGGAGGAACTGGTTGTAGTTCGTATTGAAGTCCTTGAACCTCTTTACGAAGGCATCGTACTCCGCATTGAGGGTCGCCTGCAGCTCGGCTACCCGGTCGTCCGTGGTGGCCTCGTCCCGCATGGCGGCAATGAGTCCCTTGGCCGCCTCCCGGACCTTCATGTACTGCCGGACCCTCTCGGCAATGGCGGGCTTGCGCATCGGGAATGCGGGGTTCCCCTTTGAGTCGGGATATACCGGTTCCATCAGTTTGCCGTTGACGACCAGCATCGGTTCCCCGTCGTCGCCGTAAACGAGGGTATCGTCCCGCTGCCCCTCCTCGGCCCACTGCCGGCGAACGGCATGGGAGATATCCGCGCCCTCCCCGGCGATGTTCGAGGGAAGGCCTTGGATCGCTTTCGCAATCTGCGACCGAAGATCCATGCCCTTATTCGATTCGACCGTGTACTCCTCGGCCGAATACATGGACCCGGCAAGGGAATGGGTCCCCATCACCATTTCCGGGTGCTCGGCAAAATAGGTATTGATGCTGACCGGGGGTTTCCCGGAGACGATCTCGACGGGGACGCTCGACCTAAAATCATTCCCGAGGCCGATCCGGTCGGAATCCTTTTTCCGGAAAACGAGGATATCCGTTACGACCTCCGTGCCGGCACTCTCCATGAAGGCGTCGCGCGGGAGCCGGATCGCGCCGACAAGATCCCCGTGGGCGGCCAGGTATTCCCGGACCTCCGCGTTCCGGGTCGAATCCATGGAATACCGGCTGGTGACGGCGATCATAAGGCCGCCCGGCCGAAGGGTGTCCATGGAGCGGGCCAGGAAATAGTTGTGGATGCTCCACCCGCTGATATGCTTGTGGTGTTTGTCGGTGATGGGGTAGTTGCCGAAAGGAACGTTGGTGATCACCAGATCCATGGAGCCGTCATCGATGCCCCGGGCGTCCTGAAATCCCGTGACCTGGATGTTTGCCTGCGGATACAGTTTTTCCATGATGCTCCCGGAGATGGTATCGAGTTCCACCCCGTGAAGCATGGAGCCCCCGGCGACCTCGGAAGGCATCAGACCGAAGAAATGGCCGACGCCGCCCGCAGGCTCCAGGACGTTCCCGCCATTGAACCCGAGGTGCCGGGCAATGGACCACATGGCGTCAATGACTTCGCGGCTTGTGTAATGGGCGTTCTTTGTGGAGGCCGCGGCGGAGTCCCACTCCTCCCGGGTCAACATACCGCCGAGCTTCGGGTGTAGGTGCCGGCCGTACTTCTCCCGCCACCGGAGGTAATCGTCATGCTCCGATTTTGACAGGACGCGGGTAAGGTCGGGGAATGTGGCTTCTTTTGCGGCCTTCAGGGCTTTGCTGAAGGTCCGGTTGAAGACCTTCTCGGAGAAGGCCCCCCACCCGGTGTATTGAGCGAGGTTCTTCTTTTCTGCGGGCGTGGGGTTCCGACCCTCGGCCTGGAGCTTTCGCAACAGCCGGATGGCGCCGATATTGGCTTGAATCTTGGATTCCGCCCCCCCGGGAATGATCTTGTCGGAGGGGGCGATAACGTGGTTTTGGTCTTCCGGGGCTAGATCATCTCGGCCCAGGCCAGTATCTCGCCCTCCAGGTCCTCCGGCATCGGCTCGGGTTCCGGATCCAGGTACAACGGCGCGATCAGATCTTGAACCACTTCCTGAATCTGGTCTTTCGACAGTCTCCCGGCCTTCCGGAGATTGTGCGCGGCCATCACTCCGATCTTTGCGTGCTCCAGCAGGTAGTTGTGCAGCGCCTCCGGCCCCTCCTTCCAAAGCTCCTGGACCAGGCTCGGTTGAAACTCCATCGCCCACAACAGCCGGGCTTGGTACCACGGGTTCCCTTTCGGGTCCTCGATCCTCACGTTCGGAATCTCGTTCATTGGCGGGTTCCTTTCTGGAGACAATTTCGGATTTTTTGGTGAGTTTTTCAACCGGAATATTCTCCCCGGATTCGACATCCCGCTTCATGTCGGCCCGTGTCGATTCCTCGCCAGCCCTTTCAGTCGTTGTCTTTGCGGGCTGTGTCGGCGCCGTGTCGGTTTTGATGCCTTTCTGATTTTTGGCATCGCGGTCAGCTACATCCCTTTCCCAATACTCCTCATAATCGGCATACGGGGCATGTGTCGTCCCGGATCGTTCATCCTGGCCGAGCTGCCTTCTGTGCCGTCGCATGATGTCAACCCATTGGGCTTTTGTGACATCTGCCGGTCTGTGGTCACTGACCTCAAACTCATCAAGGTTCATCTGCCAGGGCTCTTTTTTTCCCTCGGCCTGAACGATGGTTGAACTTTGCCGGTTCGGCGCCGTCCTCGGATTCTTGACGTTGATCGACTTCCGCCATTCCTCCTCGGAGGTGCCGGCGTCAGGGATGCCAACCTCCCGGTTCCGCCACTGCTGGAACTGAATCGCCATGTCCGATTGACGGTGCGGGGCGGTCCGGGGGCCTCCCGATGCTTGCTTAGATTGCTCCCGAGCCGCCGCCGCTGCTGGTTTTTTTGGGGCACCAAGGGTCCCTGTCGTTTGATCGACCGGCATCGGCCCGACGGACTGCCCCCGGCCGACGACATCGGTTCCCCGGTATCGGGTCGGGTCCGTATCCATTCCCTTTGCAGGAAACGGGGACCCGGACGGCGTGACCCTCATCCGCTCTTCAAGCTGGCGGCGATAGTTCGGGTCCATGAGGTTCGGGTCGCTGTTGGCGAACTCATCCGCATCGGCGACAAGCCGCTCCTTTTCCTCTGGCGTGAGGAACGGCGCGGGCGGGGTATCGGCGCTGTCATTGATCCCGGAGATATCGTCGGCCTGGCCGACAAATGCCCGGTAGCGCTCATACGCCCGGGCCTCGTCCATGCCCTCGATCTCGTTCCCGCGGTAGAGTTCGCGGAACCGCTGGAAGTCCTGGTCCTGGTTGCGGGCATCCTTGATCAGGTCGATTTCCTCCCCGATCTCGTTATAGCCCCGCTGGCGTTCGAGTTGGGCTTCGCGCTCGGCCTCCTGGCGGGCTGTGAGGAGCGTATCATCCCCCTCGGGCGCCGGCTGATCCCGGAGAGACCGCTCAAGGGACCTGGCTTCCCTTGCCTGATCGATCTCCGCCCCTACCTCGTCATACCCCTGTTGCCGCTCCGCCCTCGCCTGCGCCTCGAAGTCATACGCCGAACGCAGGGCGATGGTATCGATGGTTCCGGTAACCCGGCGCATGGTGTCCTGCACCGTCCGAAGTTCCTGGACGATTTCCGGGGAGGCCCCGGAGGCCTTGAGTTTCGATCTCAGGTTGGTTTCCCGGTTTTTCAGGACCGCAAGCCGTCCCATGAGGTTCCCGACCCGCGACGACGCGACATCGTCTTCGAAAACAGAATCCGGAAGGCGCTCCATGACGCCCTCCATCTCCCTGGCGATCCTCGGTGACGACACCTTCCCGGAGAAGGCCTCCCGGGTGTTCTGGCGGTTGTACTCCCGGATCGAATGGATCTCGGCCTGCTGTACCGGTGATTGGGCGTCTCCGAAGGTGCGTTCCACCCTGGCCGCCTCCGGACCTCCCGGCGTCCGCCCGGCTTCTACCCCCTGGATCTCCGCTTCCTGCTCAAGGGTAGTAAGGTCCCTGCGATCGGATCGGCGAAGTTCCGATTCCTCGCGCCGTCGGATATCCATCAGGTTGTTGGCGGCCTCCTGGAGTTTGGCGTAGGCCGCTTCGCGCTGTTCGAGGGGTAGCCGGTCATCGAAGACCGTTTTCTGTGCCGCGGCGACGCTCTGTTCCGCCTCGGACTTGAACAGCTTCAGGTTTGCGATGTCGTCGTCGATGGGGATCGTTTCACCCAGGGCGACGGCCCGCTCTGCGTTCGCCGACCATACCGCGGCAAGATCCTGATCAATGGTTTTGATCTGCTCATAGATTTGGTCGATCACCTGAAAGCGCTTCTCGTCGGGAACGTCAGGGCTCTGAAGCGCCCGTGCAGTGGATCTCCTTATGGAAAAAGCGCCGCCCTCGGTCAACCCGCCAAATATGATTGAGGCGACAAGGGCGGGGCCGAAAGCCTCGGCCGCGGCGTCCCATCCACGTTGATCGGTCATGCCAAGGTTTCGGCGAAGCTCCGTCTGGATTGCCGCCGTGCCCATTTCAGAACCGGTTTCAACAACCGCAACGGTTCCCATCCGGCCGGCAACCTGCTTGACGCTGGTCCCGATGATCTTCTTGAGGCCCTCTTTCAGGGTCAATTTTGTCGGGGCGGTCAGAGCGGCGCCGAGTTTGAACGTCGCGCCCTCGATGATGTCGGTAACGAACTCCATGCCGCCTTCGGCGACCGCCGAATACAAGGCCATGTGCTCAATGTCTTCCTGGCTTATGGCGCTGTCCGGGTTCTGCTGGTTGTGTCGGTATCCCTCCTCAACGGCCTTGTCATATTCCGCCATGCCGAAAAGACTGCCGCCGGAAAGGGCGTACCCGGCAATACCGCCGATGATTGTCCCGACCGGCCCGAAGGCGCTACCCAGGGCGGCGCCTGCCGCCGTGCCCGGCAAGCCCGACGCGATCGAGGTAACCGCAGACCTCGCGCCCTCGTAGACCGATGAGGCGATAGCGCCCTCTTTCTCCTGGGGCCGAAGGCCCGGGACCGCCCGACGAAGGGCGTTCAGCTTGTCCAGGATGCCAGACGCCATCCCGCCTTGATCCTGGCCTGCCTCTTCCCCCCCGGGGACCGCCCTGAAAGCCCTGGTTACTGATTCGGCGGCATCCACGATGCCACTGCCGACCGCCGAGACCGTGCTTCCGAGAATCCCCTGCTTGCTGTTCTGAACCGGGGCAACCTCGGGTGTGAGTTTGGGTCCGCTGTGTCCAGGCCATGCCGCGGGGTTGTATTCCTCTCCGAATGTTTCGGCCCTGACGCTATCCTGTTGCGAGGGGTCAAGGGCCGCATAATCCTCCCGGCCCCGGGTCTTCGACTCAAACCATTTTTGCTGAACAAGCGCCTTCTTTTCCGGGTCAAGGGCCTTATAATCGTCTCGGCCTGCCATCTTCTTCCAGTCGGAATTGAACATTTGCGGGCGCCTCCGCTTAGTCTTTTTTGGTTCTGCGGTTATCGTTTATCCGTCTCCGGATTTCTTTGCGCTTGCGGTTGTCATCTATCCGTTTCGTGATCCAGTCGGGCTCCTGCTCCTGCTGCTCCGGGCGTTGGGCTGTGACCTTCCGGCGGATCTCTTTGGGCGGGGGCGCTTCCGGCTGTTGAATCTTCTTCCGTATCCAGTTGGGCTCCTGCTCCTGCTGTTTCGTTCGAACCGCGGTGACCGGTTTCCGGATCTCCCGGGGGGGCGCTGGGCGTTCCGCAGTTACGGGTAAGCGTATCTCCCTGGGCTCTGCCCGCTCGGCGGTGACGGGTCGAGTTACCCATTTTTCCGGCTGTGCCTGTTGCGTCGGACGGGTTGCCGTGACAGGCTTCCGGATCTCTCGGGAGGGTGCCGGGGGCGCCGGACGTTCCGCGGTGACCGGCAAACGGATCTCCCTGGGTGCCGGGGCGGGCTCCTGGGGTGCCGGGCGCTCTGCGGTGATCTTCTGGTGTATCCATTTCGACATATCAGGCGGGGGCGCATTCGGATCAAACGGCACCGGGCCGGGCGTCCGCGGATCGGACGGTTCATGGGCGGCCTGGGGCAATCCCCGAAGGTGCGCCGCAGAAGGAGGGGGTTCTGCCACAGACGGTCGGGTCATGGCCGCTCTGTCCGAAAAAGGCGCCTGTTGGGTGGCCTGGGGGGCGCCTACACTCGCAACGGGGGCGGCCGCATCCCAATAATTCCGGTCCTGATTCCGGCTCGGAAGAACGTTGGCTCTTAACCATTCGGTGGTTCTCTGAAGGGACGGTCCAGGGGGCTGCCCGGGGGGGACATTGGTATCGGGCCAGTGTGAAAGACCGGCCGGGCCTGCCGTTGGAGGCATCGCAGTCTTGGCGGCGGATATGGCGTCACCTGCCTTGGCGACGGTGGCCTTCAGGTCTGCGTTTGGGTCTTTCCCCTGGCCCTGGCTTTGGCCATGGTCGCCGCCGGGGGCCTGCACCTGCCGGATAAGATCACCATCCGGGTCTGCGCCGACCTGCTCCTGGCCCTGGCCACCGCCTGCCTGATAAATCCCCGAGTTGATGTTGTCGATCTGTTTTCGGAACATCTCGACCATTCCCCGGGCGTGCTCGATCATCTTGGGGTCTTCGATCCGTTCAGCTTGGCCTGTGACGGGGTTCATATGGAAGCCGGCGGCCATGGTAGAGTATTTTTCCATGGAGGTGTAAAGGTCGCCAAGGATCTTGCTTTGGGCCTTTGCAAGTTCAAGCCCTTGACCGGCCCGCGCGGTCTTCTGTATCTGCGAGAAATCAGCGGATTGCTGATCGAGCCCCGGCCGGACCCCGCGCATTTCAGCCGGGGACATCCCCGCTTCCTCTTGATACTTGGGGGTGTTGGTAAAGGACATCGCCCGTTCCTGGCCGGTCTTATCCTTCCACATGGCGATATCCGTGCCGCGGCCCCGGATGGAATCAAATGCCTGCTGGCCCTGGCCGGGTGCAAAGGTGTTCTGCTGGATGGTCTGGAAGCCGTCGGATTCCGTCCGGAAGCCCCCGGATTTCGGATCTCCGAGCTTGGGAATGTTGGCCGCGGGGGCAAGAACGGGATTTGAAAGGCCTGCCTGTTGGCCGGAAGACAACCCCGCCCTTGCGGTGGCCGCCGGGCCTCCCCCGGGAGCCATGGCCCGGTTCGATGCGTCGGCGATTGCCGTCCGCTCCTGAAGCTTCCGATAATTCTCGTTCTCCAGGTCGGCGATCACGCCGAGTTGCTGGCCATATTTCTCCGCACTGGCAAGCGCGGGCTTCAGGTCGAAGGTGTTCCATCTGCTCATTTCAAGCCCCCATTCGTCAAAAGAGGTTGTCCACCCCGTATTCGTCGGTGATGAACTCGGGCCGGCCGTCGTCCCCGATTACCGCGGTCAAATCGTCCATCGCCTCGTAGAATCGTCGCTGGTGGCTCATGGTGTTGACCTTCTGCCCCTCGATCCCATCCTCGATCTGGTCAAAGACTCGCCATGCAACCAGATGCACGATGAGCCTCCGCTGAAGATGCTCGGGGATACCGTCGGGGGTGTCGTCGTCGTCCGCCATCGGCGTCGGCATGCGGTGATAGTGGACATGCAGCGCGTCCGGGGCGGCCGGGATGCCCTGGTAATAGAGGTTGCCGCCCTTCACGGATATGATCTCAACCGCTCCGGGCGTCGAAAGGGACGGATACCGCCGGATGAACTGGATGTGGCTTTTCGCGAGATGGACCTCCCGCTGCCGGGCCGCGGAAAAGACCATGATCACGTCCCGCTGAAAGTCGTCCGGGAGGGCGACGAATGCGGCGTCCGTGACCGTCGCAACATCGTCCGTGGTGTAGAGGTGGGATAGCGGCGGTGACAAGGATCTGTCAGGCATCCGGATACCGCCCGCGATGGACATGACGGCCGCGTTGACCATGTCGCCCATGCCGGCCGCATACCCGGTGTCGTCGATCACCGAAAGGCATTCGTTTTGAAGGTCCAGGAAGTTCATAGGGGTCTCGTGATTTCAAAGGTCGTGGTAATTTTTTCTCCCCTGGGCCTCGTGGTCACCCGCAAAATTTCGATCTCGCCGAGGGCGTAGATATCGACGTGCTTTTTGTACTGGTCCTGTTGGCTGATGGATAGGCGCGCAGTCGGGGCCTTGGACTTGGCTTTTGTGACGACCAAGGACACGATTTCGAAGTTTTCAAAAATGGTCGGGTCTTGCAGGGTTTCCATGCTGCGCCTTTCTATGAAATGGGCGGGGATTACCCCCGCCCTGTCGGATCAGGAGGGTTCGGTGAGGTTGGTGTGCCGGCAATGGGCCTTCCGGTTGCTGCACACCAGTTGCCCGACCCATCGGCTTTCCGCCATGAGATTGTCCGGCTGGGTCGGCGTGATGACCGTCCACTTGGGAGTCGTGAACTGGTAATCCTTGTGGGTCTTGACCTTCAGGAACCGGGTGTTGAGCGCGTCAAGAACGCCGGCGGCCTGGTTGTCGTCGGCGACGATCGGGGCCGTCTTGAACAGGACGTTATCGAAACCGGCCCGGACGAGCTTCTCCACGGAGAACCGCTGCTGGGTCTGAAGGGTCCGCTCGAAGCCGTCCTTCAGAACCTCCGTGGTGATGCCGATATTGGGCTTGGCCGCCCGGCTCTGCCCGATCGCGGGGGTCCGCCAAACGGTCTGGAGGGCTTTGTAGGAGATGGCCTCCGCGGTGGCGACGACGTTCGCCTTCCACCTGGCCATGTCGTCCTCGGCAATGTCCCCGTAGGCTGTGCCGGTGACGGTTCCGAACAGGTCGGAAAGTCCGGAGAAGCCCGCATCCTGGCCGACGGTTCCCGCCAGGGCGGCGTAGACCCCGGCCCCCATGGTGTCGCGGATGGTCTTCTCGATATTGCGGAGCTTCGCAAGGCTCATGTCGATCAGCGCGGATTTGCCGCTGTTCTGCACTTGGTCGTTGAAGTCCAGGATGTTGCTGGCGTAGTAGCCGCCCCAGTCATACCGGGCCGCATTGATGATGGTCTGTTTCGTGGTGGAAATGGTCACGGCGGACCCGTACCGGCCGCTGTTGGCGGCACCGTACTCCAGGAAGACCCGGATCTTGGTCCCGCCGTCCACGGTTTCACCGGGCTCGACGATGCCCGCGACCTGATCGCCCGGGGCCGGGATATTGCCGTTCGCCCGGCTCATCAGGTACCAAAGCAGGACGTTTTCCGTGAAGAAGATGTCGTTGAGGGTGTTGTCCTGCCAATACTCGTGAGTTGCCGCATTGAGTTCTGTGAGTGAAAGCGTCATATTGCTGTTCCCCTATATGCCGGATCCCGTCAGGAGCCGATGGCGTTCGCCGCCGCAAGGGCGGCCTGCCGTCGCTCCTCATAGGACCGCGGCTTGTTGAGATTCTGGGTTCGGATCGCGCTTCCGGGCTTGTCGACGACGGGACCCTTCGGCTTGGCGCCGGATTCGATCCTGCTCGCAAGCTCCTCATACTTCTGCATGGCGAGGTTCGCCTTGTGCTCGTAGTAGGCGCTCACGTCGTCGTGGAGAGGGTCTTCGGCCTTGATCCTGGCCGCGTCCTCGGAATCCCGGAAGGCGAGAAAATCCTTGTTCTTTTCGAGGAAGCGGGCTTGTATCTGCTCCGCCTCCTTGTCCTGCTGTGCCTTGTCGAAGGCCGACCGGGCCTCCATGACCGCCTTCTCCGCGGCCTTCTGGGCCTTCATGGTGGCCTTTTGGTCCATGAGATCCCACATCCGTGCGTTGCCCTCCTCCAGGGAGATATTTCCGGAGTCGATGGCCTTGGTAATCTCGGCCTTCATGGCGTCGAAGTCGGGATCCTGGTTCTGTTGTGCAGGGGGCTTCGCAGCGTCAAACCGCTGCTGCATGTCCGCAAGCTGTCGCGTGAGCAGTTCGTTCTGGCTTCGGTATTTCCCCAGCTCACTCCCCTGGGACCCGAGCTTCTTCTCAAGCTCCAGGTAGCTCTTGGCGAGGTCGGACGAGTCCATTTCCTTCTCTCCCACCTTGATCCGCTGCGTTTCCTGCCGTTTGTTATCGGCCTCCGCATCCTTTTCCAGTTCATGGGGGATGTTGCCGGCCGGAATGATTTTGTCTTCGATAATCGGTGCCATATGCCTTGCCTCCTGCGGGCCACCCGGCGGGCGGTTGTCCGCGTCAATCGGTTTTGAGTTTGTGCCGACCCTCGAAATTCCGGGCCGGGCTGAATACTGTCGGTCCGTCCTCATGAACGACCAGATACCCGCCCGCTGACGGGTTGTAGGTTCGCACCCAGGCGGGAGAGACGACCCATTCCTGGCCGCCATGGAGCGTCAACACCGCCGACCCGTCCGCCGCCCGGGTTATGGCCTCTATCTTGGCCGCCCGGACCTCGTGGGTGTAGATGTAGGTCCCGAAGGAACCGCCGTCGGGGTTGTTGATCATCGTCACACCATCATCAGGTTGGGGCCGCCGCCGTCCTTGTGGACAATCCCGTTCTCGTCCATGTAGCGCTTGAGCTCGGTTCGGCTCGTCACCGGGCGCTCTCCGTCCGCCTGGAGGACATCCCGGAGGTCCTGGTTGATCCAGGTCGGCTCATCGCCGTGGACCCCGCCATGTCCCGGGGAGATGATCTTTTTCACGTCCCGGCTCTCGCAATTCGGGCAGAACGGCCTGAAACTGTCGCAAAGGGCCATGGTGCACATCGTGTCGAACTCGCACCCGCAGGCCTTGCATTCGTAGGAATAAAGCGGCATTTCTTCCATACCTCTCTATCGGATGGTTCCCTGGTGCGCCCTCGGCACGCCGGGCTGGATTTTCTGAACCCCTTGGCCTGCCTGGGGCGTCTGCGGGCCGTTCCCGGGTCCTCCCTGGGGCTGCATGAGGAAGGTCTGAAGCTCCGCCGCAACCTCCGCGGGCAGCCCGGCCTGAACAAGGATCTGAAGCGCCTGGCCGAGCTGGCCTTCCCCGACGCGCTCGACGATCTCCTTCCATCCGGGGAAATTGACGGTCTCAAGAAGGGCCTGCCGGTCGATGACGCCCGCCTTGTAGAACTCCTTGGCCTGCTCCTCCGTCTGCATGGTCGTCTTGGGTACGGTCGACCCGGATTCGACCACATAGCTGAAGTCCCGCCCGGCATAGTCGATCCCCCTGAACATCGCGGGCTCGTCCCCCTTGATCTGGATCGGCTCGACATCGATGCCGAAGTTTTGCCAGAAACTGATCGCCCAACGCCCCCGGCGCTCGATGAGGTGGTCCATGGCGTTGATCTTGTGCTGAATCAGAACGGCGTTGCGTTCTTGCAGGGCGACAATGGCCGAGGCCGCCGTGATTCCGGCCGGCCGGTCCCCCCGGTCCGCATCCTCGATCTGGTAAATCCGGTCGTGGAACTCGATCAGGAGTTCGAGGACCCTGAAGATATCCGGAGGAAGCGACGGCACCGGCACAAACCGAATCCCGGCCGCCACGTTGACGTTGTGCGGTCTGAGGATCAGCCCCGGCTTGTTGTTGACCATCGCCGGCGTGATCCCCGTATCCTTGGGGATGACAAGGGGAGGGGACATGGCCCGCAGAACGTAGGCGATGATCTTGCTGAAAAGCTCGTTGATCCGCTCGTTGAGGTCCGCCGTCTGTTCCGCGGCCGCAAATCCCCAGATCGAAATCGGGTCCTCGTAGGAATTGGCCTTGAAGAACGGGAACCGTCCCCAGGCCATGCACCCGGTATCGAGCAGCTCATGGTTGAGGTTCGGGTTCGGCTTGTCGTCCAGGACGAGGCCGCCGTTGTTCGTCACGGTGATGACGCGAATCCCGTCCGGATAGATCCGCCTCTTTTGCGGAGGCTCCGGACCGGCCGCATCGCCGTCAAAGACGATGGTTTCCTGGCCGGGGACATCCTCCTCCGTGAAATCCTTGACCCAGACCTCGACGACAAGCGCGCGGCGCTCCCGCCACCTTCCGCCCCCGGCGTCCGTGGTCGAAACCGACGTGAGGACGGTCCCGCCGTCCACCATGGAAACACCCCCGGGGATCATGCGGGAAAGGGCGATTGCCGGCCTGAACTGCTCCCGGTCCTCCCCCATGATGGTGTAAACGTCGTCCGCCTGCACCGATCCGGGTTCCACCTGGTATTGCCGCTCGACGAACTCGACCACCTCGGGAACGGCATGGCACTGGTACGGGGGGTCGGTGCTGATGTCCTCCCAGTATCCCGGCGCCGGGAACCACGCGAACGGGTCCACGACGACGATATTCGGTCGGCCGGCGCCCGACTCCCAGACCGCCTTTTCGATGGTGATCCCGTTGATCTCGTTTGACAGGCAGGACGCCTTCAGCTTGGATTGCTGCTTGGTGTCGGACCACCAGGCCGAAACCTTGGCCGAAAGGACCTGCTCGGCCTCATCCCCCGTGCCGTCGACATCCCGGACCTGGGCAACCGGCTTCCGGGCCGTGATGTTGGCCTTGGTGCGCTCGACGTTGGCGAAGTACAGGTTGATCGGGGTGAATGCCCGGCCCTTGGCCGCCTGCCCGTGGTCGCCGCGGTAAAGGCGGTAATTGGCCTTCCACCGCTCCTCCAGGAAGAGGCGCTTCCGCTCCAGCTTCGCTGTCTGGAAAAGCTCCAACGCCCACGGACCGACATCCGCATGCCCCTTCGGGGGTGGGTTGGTCAGTGACCAGGTCGCATCGCTCATCGCCCCTCCATCAATCCGTGTTCTGATCAAATTCGATTACGCCCAACGGTCTATCTACCCCCTTCTTCCCTTCGCCGATACCGGCCTTCCCGGCTTCTTCCCGGGGGATGGTTTTGCGGGAACCTGCCGGGGGGTTTCCGGTACCGGTGGGAGGGTTTCCTTTACCGGTGGGATAGTTTCCTCCTCTGCCGGTCTGGCAACGACGATTAGGTGCCCGCTCGGGGCGTAGGCCGCGCCGCAATCCGGGCACTCCATGCACCCGTAACCATAGGCGTGAGGACTGAAGGTGGACCATCCCCGCTCCTGGTATCGGTCCTTCAGCCGGACCATGTGCGGCTCGGCGAGGGTGTCCGGCGTGTAGGTGTCGGTGGTTTCGTGATAGCTTTCCCGGCATTGCGGGCAGATTACGTCGTAGGGCATCATCTCTCCTCCGGGATGCCCGACCGCACCCCCGACGCTTTGGCAAGGCGCTCGGCGAAGGCGTGAACGAACTCGTGGTTACGGGCCTGAACCTCTTGCGGGGGCGTCACGGCATCACCGGGCATGTCCACCGGATCGACGAGGTTGATCGCGGTCTCCTCCACGGGCTTTCCCGGGCCGAAAAACGGCTCGTATGTCTCCCGCTTGGTCCGGTAGACGAGGTATCCACCGAGGGCTACCGCCGAGACGGCCGCGGCCCATCCCGCGGCGAAACAGGCAAGCTCGATCATCAGGCGGCCGCCGCGGTCGCGCCGAGGGCAACGACCTTCCAGTTGGTTCCGTCGCTGACAACGAGACAGGCGGCCCCGGCATTGCCGTCGGAACAGTAAAGAATCTGGCCCGTGCAGGTCGAAGCATCCGGGAGGGTCGCTACGGTGTATGTCGGGGGCGTCACCTTGCCCGCGATGTCCATCGGGAAGCCGTTGGTGCCTTTGTGGATTGCCGGGGCGTTGCCCCCCATGGTCGGAATGAATTCGCCCATTTGATTGCTCCTATTCGATGTTGATGGCGGCCCCGACATATCCGGGGTTGCCGATGACAAAATTCCAGTCCTGCTGGGACTGCGTGAAAGTGACGGGTTCCGTCTCGATCGAGGGCCACGCCGTCGTAATGTCCGGATCGAGAATCCTGGAAAAACAGTCGAGCATGTCGTCGTGCGCGCCCACGGGGAAGGTCCCGAACTCCTCGTCGATGAAAATCTGCGTCAGGTTCCGGACAACCCCCTCGTAGTCCCTGTAGTTGAGCATCTCGGGGATGAAGAACCGCCCGGCCTCGAACACGGGTACGAGCCTCCGGATCCGGTCGTTCTTGGGCATCGAACCGCCAAGCTCCGTGATGTTGAAGTGGTAGTTCTCCTGGTCCATCCGGTAGTTGAAATGCTCGATATCGGACTGCATCCCGTACCGCTCGTACCCCACATCGAGAGGCCGGTATCTCTGGTGGAGGTAGAAGAGGGCCTTGGCCCGCTCCGTCAGGTTGAGGCGGTCCCGCAGGAAGTCGATGAGGTAGTAATTCTGGTCGCGGCCCAGGCCGATGACCGCGATGACGGTGTAGTCGCTGTCTTTCTTCTTGGCCGATGCCGGGTCCGCGATGATATAGCAGTTGAGCCCCTTCCAATCGACCGGCCGCCAGAACCTGAGCCACTCCCGCTTGAAGCCCATGACCGCGTCGGCCAGGGGATTCAGCAACATTTGGCAGGCGAATATGTAGGGACCCATTTCCACCCGCTTCCTGGCGAGCCGCTCGGGCGTCAGGAGAACGGGGTTCCCGTCCTGCTTGCCGGTGTCGGTGGCGGCGTATCGCCTCTCAACCGCCCCCCCGCGGCGCAGGATCTCCGCCCAGGTGTCGCTTGCGTGATACCGGGTCCCGATGTAGCGGATCCGCCCCCCCTGCTCCGAGGAGAGGTTGAGCGACAAGGCCCAGGCATCGGTCGTCTTGGCGATCATCTCCGGGGTCGTCACGGACTCGCGGGTGACGACGTCGTCGTAGATCATGAGGGCGAAATGCTTTGAAGTGGGCTGGCCATCGACAAGCCCCCAGGCCTCGACCGTCGCCTCCTTGGGGTTTGTGGTCCGCCGCACGATGAGCCCGTCGTCCTCGGACCACTTGGGAGATTCCTTCCGGGGATCGGCATACAGAACCTCCGGGTAGAGGCTCTTGAGCAGCTCGTTGTCCTCGAACTCCCGCTTGATCTGGCGGAGGAAGCCCTTGGCGATGGGTCGGGTGTGGCTGAAGATCCCGATCGTCAGTTCCGGGTTGTTGAGGATGTCCTGGATGGTCAGGGCAAAGGTGATGATTGAACTCTTGAAATGCTCCCGAGACCAAAGATCCAGGTAGCCGTCCGGGGCCGCCTGCACCATGTTACACCTGTCAAAGAGCCAATCCCGGTCCCCGTCGGGCCGGTTGAGGATCCGGGTGAAGAGGAAGAAAAGATCCGACCGGCCAAGCTCCCGCATGACCTCGTGAACACACCCGGTCTCCTCGGCGATAGCCAGGACCCGGTCGTAATGGTCAATGCGCTCGATGCGGGTCATGGGGGTCATTCGCCGGATCCATCCCTGTTCACGGAGGCATCGGCCTTGATCTTGTCCAGGAGCGCCCGGGCCGCCGGATGCACGGTGATCTTGTGCTCGATGGGGCCTCCGTCGGCGCCCGTGTTTTCCTGGATCTGTTTTGGCGCCCAATTTTCAAAGCGCTGATAGGCGAGTTTTGCCGCGGCCGGATCACCGTCCGCCGCTTTTTTTAGCGTGGCGATATCCACCTTCGCAAACCATGAGTTGTATTTACTTCGGCGGAGTTCGAGGGCTTCTTTTTCGATTTTATCCAATTCGGCCGGCGAAAATGTTTTGTAAATAGTGCTTCCATGGACAAACCCAAGCACGTCTACAGACATACGATCCCGTGGAGGAAATTCGTTCTGGGGATTTCCAAGGTATTCAAGCAATTTCAGCCTATGTCGTTCCTTGGCGGTCACTTTTAGTTTTCTACCTCTCCTCTACCCTAGTTCCCGGCTCCCTTAACGGCCTCGGTGATGGCCACCGCGATCTCTTCCTTCCGCTCGGAAAGGACGATCCGGGATGCCCTCAAGAACGGCAACACCAGGGCGTCATCGACCTTGGTCTCGGTCTCCCTGATTTTCGCCTCCGCGCGGTCGAGCATCTCTCCGACGGCGCCGGAATCAACGACCTGCCGCAAGAACTGAAGTCCAAGTTCTATCCCTATCTGGATCAAAAAAGCTTTCATCCTCACTCCTTCAGCCACCTACCGCCGGGATGGTTTGGTGGATCTGCATGTAGGCGACGACCAGGGCGACGATCAGGGCACCCATCGTTGTGATGCATGTGCCAAAGATCAACCATTCGAACCGTGACACTTTTTCGATCGGGCATTTCGATGTCTGCGTGATACATTTTTGCTTCATGATATCAATCTCTGTGCGCATCGCTCGCACATCCTGTTCGAGCTGCCCGATCCGCTGCTTGCTTACCTGGTCCATGTAGCGGATTTTTTCCGCGATGGATTCCAAGCACGCCGTCAGCCTGGTGATCGTTTCCAATTTCTCCTCGATCCTGGAGAGCCGCCCGGAAAACTCTGATAAATCCATGGTGCCCTCAAGATGCCTTTCCGTTTCGCTCCATGCCCCGCGGGTTTGTAATCATATCCGCCCTGTACCACGGGTTTTTTGCCGTTTTTCAAAAATGACCGTGAAACACCCATAGATGACCGTCAAACTGCTATGGATGACCAAGAATAACTATTGACATGTGTTTTTAGCCCCGAAAATTTTTGAACCAATCGAGCACGTCATGGCGAAACGCCCTCCAGCAGGTTTCACCTGGGGCCTTCCATGCCGGGAACCCGTTGTCCCTGATCCAGGATTGAACGCGCTGTTTGTTTGTTCTGGCAACCACACATATCTCTGCAAGCCCTTGCAGAAGCTCGGCTTCGCTATTTGCTGAATTGTTATCTTGACCCATTCTCTCCCTCATTCCCCCAACTCCCATTGCCTCGAATTCTTGATCTGGCTAATCCACGGAGCGATCAGCGTGCGCCATCACTCCAAATCTCACCCGCTTCATGTTGGCTCTCGATAGCACCGATACGGCGACTCGCTCCCCGTTGTTCTCGTCGATCTTGAGGACCACCCCGCGGACGGGATGCCAGTATGAGGCGAGCAGGTTGAACCGCCGGTAATCCTTCTTCTTGCGTCGGTAGAGGTTCAATGCCGGCTGGATCAGAACGGCCTCCATGAGCATCTCGGTGATCTCGGCCGGGGACGGCACCCGCCCGCCGACGCGGGCTCTCCAGTTGTCCCGGAAGTGGTTGGTGATGATCAAGTCGCCTCCCCCATGACCTCCGCCACAAGCTCCGGCTGCCGCTGCTTCCAAAACGCGATGTTATGCCCATCGGCGATCTGTTTCCGGATCATGGCGCGTATCTGCTCGTTTTTCTGAGCGGTCCTGCGTTTCAGCGCCGGCGGTTTTGTTGGCGGCGCCGGCCGTTCCTCCGGCTTGGGCGGATCCACAGGCTTCCCGATCGCTGCAGCCATCCCCAGCAGATCATGCTTCACGCCGGGGCCGGCCTCGATGCAAATCGGGTGGATGCTCTTCATTGCCGCGCCATAGGCCGCGACAAAATCCCTCTGCCGGAACGGCACCTCGTCATCCCGCATCATCCTCAGCCGCTGCCATCCGCCGATCATCCTCACGGCGTCCTGAATGGCCCGGTCCGAAAACTCGATCGAAGAAGCCCGATCGCAGTGCCCGGCCCTCACGATCTCATGGACCGCCTGCCACGCGACCAGGGCGTTGTCAGACTCGGAACCGTCGATAGCCTCGATGATCTCTGACAGGCGCGGGAAAAACCGGCTCTTCCGCAGCACCGAACGAATAGCCGACAGGACGGCATCCATCGGGTATCCGGCAAGTTCGCTGTGCCACAACTTGACCTTCTGCGGGTTAAGCTCGTAGTCGTACTCAACCGCCATCGATGTCATGGCGGCCGAAAGGGCTTTCAAGCGGTCGCTCATTGTCTTCATCCTCCCCGTAAAGTTCTCTGTATGCCTGCTCGCATGCCTTGGCGGCGACAATCCCGGCCCTGCTGACGAGCCTGCCGTTGTGCTCAACCGTCGTGCTTTTTCCCGGGCCGTGCCTGCCGTTCCCGGCCCACTGGTTTTGCTTCCGCATCGAATTGCGCCATGTGGCCGTCCAGTCTTTCATCGGCTTGCCCGTGCCGCGCCAGTGGTCGACGAACTCCTCCGTCGCCGCCCTGATGTCGATCCGGAATTTCTGTTTTGCAAACCATGCGGCCATGTCGTCGGTGACGGCAAAATCATCCGGCAACTTTGTGGCGCGCGTCGTCCCCCCGGCAGGGGGGGGTCTAGGGGGGGGTATCAAGCAATCAGGAATCAGTGAATCAGGAATCAGTGAATCAGGGGGATTTCCACCGTTCGATAACGGTGAGTTCACCGTTAATTCACCGTGAATCTCTGGATGTGAATTATTACAATTGGTTAGATATGGGTCTGGGATGCAACTTTTCTTTTCTGTGTGATGAGGGGCTTGGTGTTTTTTGAAATTTACTATCTGCCCGAACTCATCTCCATCATGCACAAAATGGAAAATGAATTTACGGTCGTGAAGCTCCTGGAGCATAACGGTGATTTCACCGTTATCGTAAGGGAGTACCTCCGCTTTGATCCGCTTCGGTCTCCACTCGAACCGCCCCTCCCTGTCCGCAAGGCACCACAAGCCAATGAAAAGTATCCTCGTTAGCGGGGGCAATTCCGAAAGGATCTCATTTGTGAAAAAACCTGGCTTGATATTCCGTGCGCGCATGTCTGCTCCTAAAGCAAAAACCTGTCTTTAAGCCCCATGCCGGTGATCACGTCCTCGATCGACGACGCGAAAAAAGCTACCCCGCCATGCCGCATTACCGTTTCAACAAACCGTTTTTGCTCGCTGTAATGCCGGTAAGATTTTGCGTCTTCCCCCGGCGGGTTCCATCCTGGCCTTTTCACCTCGATGGCGGCAAAAATTCCAACCTCATCGATCCCCATCTTCACCAGGTCCGAAACCTTGACTTTCTTTATCCCGATAATGTCCGATACCCCTTTCGGCTGGCTCATCGGCCCCTGCCACTGCTTCCAGCAGAAGATGCCGCATGCGCTCAGGATCTTCCGTATCCCCTTGGTGAGTTCGGTTTCGCTTTGCTGTTTCATGCGTCCTCGGTCCATGTCTTGTGCCCTTGTGCTAAATCAGCTCTTTCTCAGCCGCAAGCCATTCCGGCACCCGGAAGAGCCCCTGGCCGTACTGGTCGATATCCTCAAGATCCACCTGACTTTTTGGCAACCACACTTGGGCCACCCCATCATCCACCAGCCAAGCCAGATCCGTCTCCCGCCGTATGTCGGCGAGAACCTCCACAGTGCGCTCCATAAGGCTTTCCTCCTTTCATGCAGGAAAGGGCCTGTGCCACCGGCTGCACAAGCCCTTTAGGTCCGGATTAAACGATCACCATGACTTCTTTTGGCAGGTTGGTGTGCAGCCATGCCGCAATATTTTTCATGGCATCCAGGCACCATGCGCCGCCGTCGGCATCAAACAGCGCCATTTCCGGGAGGGGATCCCCGGTTCGCATGCGGAAAATTAATTTCGAGGCGGGTTGCTCGACCTCCCGGAATGTCCGGTATGGCCTGAGCGTGACTGGATTTGGCACTTTGACATCGGCCACGGTTGTAATGCCGGACTTGGCCTTGACCGATTGCGAAACACCGTCGTCTGAAACCGTCTTGACGAACCGGTCCTGGACGTTGCCGGCGATTCTTAGAATGGCGTCGGTATTCTCATCTTGTAGAAATTTTGATTGGATGGCGATCACGAAGCGTTCGGAGTCGTACCACTGGCCGAATTTGAACGGGGTATCGTCCCTCAGCGCCGCAGTCATGTATACCACCCGCTGTTCGAACGGTGGGATAATGGCGCTCATCACCGACACACTGGTTTCGTTGACGACATGGGCAATTATCGGCCTATTCTTTACGAATAAGTCGTCAATGTCTTCATTCAAATAATCGCGAATACCGGTTAGCGTCTTGACTGCGATCGTTTTTGGCTCTGGGAGTTTTACGGCACTGAACCCCTTGGAGGTATAGAGCCGCCCGTCGGGCAATTCAAGGTTTTCGTTCCGCGACAAATCGAGTATTTTTTGGATGGCTCCAGCGATCATTTCTTCTCCTTCCTGATTTCTACAACGTTTTCAGGTTGCTCCGGTCGATCAAACAACCCGAGTTGCGCAGGGTTCGACTCATAGACCTCGGGCTTGCCGCTCCTGCCGATGCCGAGATACGCCTTGGATTCGAAATCCTCATACGCGGCGAGTTTCGACGAGCATGATATCCGCAGGTTGCATGCGTCCCGATCCCTTGACGGCCGGAATTCTACCTTCAGTGCGATTTCCCGTTTTCCGTCGTTGGTGTTCGGGTCCATGATGTTTTCTAAAACCCGGTTGAGTTCGATCTGGAATTTTTCGACGGCTGCACCGCCGCCAAGGTTGATGAGCGATAATTGATCTGCCATATTGATTTCCTCTCTTTCTGATTTAAAGAGCGCCCGTTCCCCGTCGTTCGGGTCAAACCTGCGTTGCAGGCCCATCCGGCGGCCGGCCGGCAGAGGCGCGCGCAAAAAATCCAACCGACAAGAATTCCTTGTGAGTTGCCTCAGAACTTCTCTTCTCCACCGTCCATCATCTCCAGGCATTCCCTGGCCCAGTCATCGATGTTGAGTTTGATCTTGTTGACGGCGCCGGGCGGCAGCAGATACCAATGGAGGACCTCGACCGGATTCGGGAATAGAAGCATCTTGCTCTTGACGTAATCGCCGAAACCCTTGACCCGATTGGCGTAGTGGTCGATCATTATCATGATGTTGTGCTGGGGCTGGATGCTGTCCAGCAGTTGCTCGAAATACTGGACATGCTGCACCTGAATGTCGTTTGTCGACTCGACATCAAACGGCCGGATCGGCTGCTCTCCCTTGGCGTGGAGAACAAACCCGCGCATGGCCAACTTGACTCCCGCCCTGTCCATGCCGCGCTCGTTGATGAGGGCGTTGATGCGCTTGATGGCCTTCCGGTCCGGGTCGTCGCCGATACGCGCTTCACCGGCGGTTGGCACCTCCTGCGGTTCTTGCCCCGGCTCTTCGACGGGCGGCTCGTCCGGCGCCGGCGGCAGCCCTGGAACCATGTAATCATCGCCGAAGAACTTCTTGGCCTTGAAAATCAGATCCGCGATGACTTTCGCGTCTTTCGTCTCCTCGATGCGCTCCTGGATGGATTCCAGATACTCCTTGGTGAAGCCGGATCTCAGATTGATAAACTCGTCCCGGGTCAGCGCCTGCGGGGTCTCGCGCCGAAGATCCGAGACGGGCTTTTGAGATACGACCCCGCGCATCTGCTTCCCGTTGTGCTCATAATCCTCGGCAAACTCGATGGTTGCCGTATCGCCGCCTATGCCCATGACGCGGACCTGTTTCCAGCCGATCCCCATCCCGAGCTTGTAGAATGCCATATCGCCGACGTGCCAGGCGTTGTCGGTGTTCGGGTCAAGGCCCATGACCGGCGGCGGCTGCCCGGCCTCCTGCTCTATGGCCGGTGTTTCAGGCTTCTCCTGCCTTGGTCCTTCAACCGGCCTCTCGTTCTCCGGCCGCATCTCTGTCGCCTGGTGCACAACATAGACCGGCTTCTCGATCTGCTTCGGCGGGTCATCCACCTGGACATATCGCCCGCCGGCCCGCTCCATCTCGACCACATCCACAAGCTCTTCGCGCGTCTGCATCCCGAGGAGCACGTCAGGGCAGTAGATCCGGCCGAAGTAGGCCGCGGCCCGGTAGCGAAACATGAGGGGCGCCATGGTCTTCCACTTGCTTCCGTTCTTCCCGTACCATCCCTCGGCCTTGACGGTCCGCCAATCGACCCGCGGGCCTTTGAGGATCTTCCCGGACCTGATTTCCCTCGCGAATGCCGAGCATCCGTCGTCGTCGTTTTCCGGTTTCGAAAGGTTCCCGATCTCATCGAATTCGAGCGGTTCGAAGCGGCCGGAGCTGTTGATCAAGCCGATGATGAGTTTACCCTCAAGGCCTGGTTTGCCATGGACTACATGCATGCCCTGAGCGAGCATGAATATATCGGCCCCGATTCGGTCGGCATAGTTGAGCAGAATCATGCAGTTTCCGATGTTGTCCCGAAAATGCTCGGGCATCATCGTTGAAGTCGCCAGCATCTTGGCGATGCGCTGCGCGTGGTCGAACTTCTGAATGTTGAAAAACAAGCTGTCTGATTTTAACAACTCGGGTTGAATGAAATCCTTCTTTACCGGTAGATTTTCCATCGTCTCAAACCTCCTCATCTATAAAAACAAGTTTTGCGATTCGCGCTTTGCCATAGCGCCCGGAGTTATTTCTCCGCTGTCGTTCCTTGGCCTCTTCCAATGATGCGTGGTTCAAATAGGTTTCCCATGCGATCGGCCCACTCAAATCATCGTTTGGCCCGTCCCTTTCGGTCACAACGACATAGTATTCTTTCATGTCTTATTCTCCCGATTTCAGCGCCCAAACGGGCATTTGAAGAACTTCGGTCGTCTCGCTGTATCCGGGCCATAAATTGTCGAGAATGCACCGCTGATAGGTGTCCAGGAGCGGCCCCATCTGCTCGTGAGCGATGTCGGTGTAGACCCTCGGCACCTTGTAAACACCGACGCCGTAGGGCGGCTTTTTCTCCACGGCGATCAGCCGGAAATCGTCGTGCTTGTAGTCCGAGGCCGTCGTCAGCCCGGTGAGATACCAAGCCGCCTGCCAGTGATAGCGGTACTGCCCGCAGGCCCGCGCAAACCCTTCCGGGGAGGCGTCGTCGGTAGTTTTGAGGTCCAGCACGATGCCGCTTTCGGTCACGCGGTCCGGCCGGCACTTGCATTTGAATCCCCGGTGGTCGGTCCAGAAGCACGAGACCTCTGTCAACCCGGATTGCCGGATTAACCTTGAAGCCTCCTTGTGGGTCATCAGCGCCAGCACCATTTCACCGATCTGCTCATACTCGGCCTGCTTCAGCATGATTTTCCCCCGGGCCTCCTGCTCGAACTCGGCCCAAACCGCCTTTCCGTCCTTTGTTCTGCGGTCAACGTCGGGAGCGACAACGGCAACATCGGAAAAAGATTCCGGCTCTAACGCCGCCGCGTGAAAAGCCGTCCCGATCTGCATCGCGGGAGTCGGCTCTTGAGGATGATCGAGCCTGTGCCGCAGATGCATCGGGCTTTTGGCCAGCTCCTTGATTGCGGATGCGCTCAGCGCCGCCCGCTCCTGGTACTCCTGGTTCGTCATTCCTGCGTACATCATCGGTCTTTCCGCCATGTCTTCTCCCCCCTGAGCCGCTTCAACATGAAGCTGTTGGCGTAAGTATGGATTCATCTTTCATTCTTCATTTCAGCATCCACGTCTGGTTTGCCAGGTCCGCGCCCAAGGCCATGCAGACGACAACATAGGCCAGGGCCGCCAAAACACAGGTGGCTATCGCCAGTTTGATTTTTTCGCGGAGAGGAATCATTCGGTCATCTCCTTCGTCATCACGAATCCGTCGCGCCACTCGACCGGAATGCGCTTGGCCGGCCGGATGCCGTTCCTCTTGATCAGCAGGGTGCAGCTCGCCGTTCCCGTGCCGCTTTTGAAACTCAACCTCGATGAGCCGTGCTCGTTGACGGCAACACCGATCTGCCGGGTTTCCGGGTTGACATAGATGTCGACGTTCTTCGGCCTTCCAAGCTTTCTCACGACGGCCGCGGAAAGCAGGATCCCCTTTCCCGTAATTGAGATAAACTCTATGCCTCGACCCCTCCCGTGGTTGTACCGGATGAATCCCGCCGGGATCTCGACGCCGTTCTTTTGGTCGGACGCCGCGCCATTCTTTACGGAGACGGGCTTCTTGTCTTTTGCCCTGCATGCCGGGCATGTCTTGAACATCCCCCGGCCGCTTTTGTTCTCGAACTCCATCCTCGGGCGCATATCGCCGCACTTGCTGCACTCGATCATGCCCATCGTCGCGGCGGCCTTGACCATGGCCTCTTCCTGTTCTTTGGCTTGCCTGCTTTCGACAACCGCGGGCTCCTTGAGCTTGCGACGGATGGACGGCTCGGCCAGGGGGCCGGCAACGGCGCCGGCATACTCGATCCGGTCCTCGCAATCGATGCATGCCTGGTGCTTCCGTTTGTCCTCATCCTTGTTGGGGCATGTCAGGCATGGGCTCTTGACCACCCTGCACCTCCGTTATCCGCCTGAGCTGTTCCATCAGGCATGCCATGGTCATGCGTTGCTGGGGCGTCGTCGCCGCGGCGTCGAGCCTGGCGATGCGGATCTGATCGCAGATCATGCTCGCGCAGGCCTCGATCACCCCCAGGGCGACCTGCTTCGTGATGTCCATTCAAACACTCCTCTCTGGCGGGGTTGGCGCCACACCAAAGCCCCGCCTCGATTTAGGGTTATCGTTTCGCCGTCGGGCATGAATCCGTCAGGCGCGAGTACACTTCTTGCGCAGGTACATCTCCCAGGTTTCATCCAACTCCTGCTTGGCGCGCTGCCAGAGGTGCCGGACGGTTTCCGGGTCTTCGTTTGACAGGACGGCCTGGTGAAACCGGATCACCGGCGGGTAATCGTCCAGGCACTCGGCCTCGATCGATTTTTTGTCGGGATATGCGGGCTTGATGTAGGAAAGTTCGCAGTCTACCGTTTTCGCCAGGATAGCGACCGCGGCCCGGGCGATATCGTCGCGCCCCAGCTCGCAGAGGCGCTCCAGGAGGACGTTGAGTCGATCCAGCGGATTGCGCTCCCAGTCATCGCAAAAATCCGGGTCCATCCCCCATCGGTAGATCTGGGTCGGGGACTTCTTATAAATTTGCTGAAGGGCTTCCTTGCCGAGAATCTTTCGGCACGCGGCAAAGAATTGGTGCGTCTTCAGCGGGGGAAAATCGGTCATCGCTTTACCCTTTCGCGTTTGCACCGGTTGATGATTTACTGAGGGCGGCCCTGATATCATCCGCTGATCCTTCGAGCCATAGGACGGGGTCGGTTCCGGTAATCTCGGCAATCTGCTTGGCGCGTTTCCATGACGGCCGCTTGCGCGTCGCAATTAGATTCGACAAAAAAGCAGCCGAAACCCCTGCCGCGTTGGCGATTTCGATTTGTTTCATCATGGATAACGCAATTACCCAATAGGGAAATATTTGTCAAGAATAAATTTCCCTTTAGAGACATTTTATTTTGTTGCAGAAATTAACCTATAGGGTAATATTCAAATATGCATACTCCAGAAGAGCTATATTCTTATTTTTACAATGCATTACTGGATAAGCTCGAAACCAAATGGAAGGGGCTACAGAAGAACCTTGCTGCGGATCTTGGGATTTCTGAAGCGTATCTGAGTAAAATCATAAAAAACAAAAAAGATGCATCGCTAAGAATTCAAAAAGAAGTCGCCAGAAAATGTGGTTATAGTTATCGGGATTTTCTTGAATACGGATGGCGCATAACGGAGGGTGTACAGCCGCCAGAGCTCCCACCCCGCCCCTTCCAAATCTTCGTCAACGGCACCCACGACAAAGAAATCATAGAAACCACCGAGGAAAACTATCGCGGCATCCCGCTTTATGAATCCGGCCGCCTGGCCGCAGGATCGAACGGCCTTTATTTCAATGACAGCGAGGTCCCGGAGAGCGAGGTCATCGTCTACCGCCCGGAGCTGGGGCACCGCGCCGGCCACAAACTGGCCGCCGTGCGCGTCGGCGGCAACAGCATGAGCCCGACGATCCCCGGGAAGGCCATCGTCGTGATCGACCGCGATGACCGGGAGTTCGCGAACGGCAAGATCTTTTGCGTCAACGACCCGGACGACACCGGCCAGTACGTCTCGGCGGTGAAGCGGGTTCAGCGGTGGAAAAAAGGATTCGTCCTGATCAGCGACAACCCGGATGTTCCGCCAAAGGTGACGGACCTTGATTGGGATAAGCTATGCGTTGGGCGGGTGATCTGGATGTGGAGAAGTACGGAAGAATTATAGAAGAATATATTTATTTTATTTAATAACTTTTTAGCAATATAGTATTTGTTGTATGTGTTTTTGAGGAAAATTCTATAGCGTTTGGAAAAAGCAATGGAAACAATAAAAACTATTTTTCCAGTTCTAAAAACCCTCAATAAAATAAGCTATCATAATGAAAAGCTCTGGATTAACAAATTACCGCTTCTTCCTAATTTATCTATAATATATTGCATCTAACTAAAGTAAGGTAGATAGTTTTAGTCAATGGATACAGAAAATATCGAGTCTGAAGTTTCAAATACCGGTAATACCGGAAATGATGAAAGAATAAATTTTGAGAAATGCCGCTATGAATATTGTAAGGAACTTTTCGCGCAATGTGTGACTGTGAAGGAATTTAATGAAAAGAAAGCACAGTTTTATTTTACTTTTACTACAGTCTTTATTGTCGCCTTATTCTCAAAAGCAATTAGTTATAGGGCGGTTATAGATACGATAAATGGTCAGAATAAACTATCTCCGTATTTATTTTTCGTGATTTTTTTACTGTTAGGCCTTTCTCTTTTTTTAGCACTGATATCAGTACTGCAATCAATGAGGATCCGTAAATGGAGAGGAAGTCATCCTCCAAATACATTTTCATATCTATTTTCCCCGACAACACAATACTTACCAGACAAAACCGAACAGGGTCTACTAAAAGCTTTAGCTAAAAATTATGTGATAGCTTGGGAAATGAACCTGAAAATCAATGATATCAAAAGCAAATGGGTTCAATGTGCATCTTCCTTTATTTTTGTCTCCGTTTTTTTAATATTTTTACTTATTGGAATGTTAATTTATATCAATTTGTGAGGAGATAAATGATTGATTTTAATTACTTCGAATTTTGGCAGTCTTTACTTTTCCCTTGGGTTAGTAGATGGGATGGTATGACAATTGAGGAGGCAACATTGAAGATATTAGGCAAATTTGACTCTTCTACTGATAAAATTTCACTTGGTAATGATCTGTTAAGCATGCTCAGGCATCATAGTGTTAATAAAGAAGAATACTTAATCGATAGAGGCGATGACCTCGATTTGCCTTTTGAGATTGATTTCAAACCTTGTCTGGAAAAGATATTTGGGAGAGAATTAAATGCAGACGAGTCATTTAAAATCAATACTCTTTCTAATCTATTAACTGATGATAAATATCTTAGATTTTTGTCTACATAGGCGCAGTATATTCGCCATATGTCGGGATGGGGCGTGGTTGATATTGTGAGAAAAGTCCAAAACAACCAAATGCCAAATAGATGTCAAATCATCAGGGCAAATTGACCTGATAATCAATGGCTGGGCGTACCAGAACAGGTGACAGTTCATGTCTGATTACCAACGGTTCCTCGACGCGAATAGACCGAAGCTGGTTGGCTACTTTCTCCTGACGGCGGTAACTAATGATTCACGAGTGCTGGAAACTCCCTATCCACCTTCTATCCTGACTGAAGAGCATTTGGCTGCGCTAAAGGATCAACTGCGAGCCTGTATGCCGCTTGAGTCAATGATCACCGATCTGTGGGACTTGGACGTGCACTTTGAAGAATATCTGAGTGACGATTGGTACTTTGAGGCCATCTTTGGCGATGAGAACAACTTGGACCTGTCCTCTGAGGAACTGGCGGAGTTTTTCCTTGAAAAGTGCGATGAGTATGATTTGGACTACAACCAGACTGCCGGTTATCCCGAGTTCTGTGCTCTCGTCCTCGCGGAAGCGAGGAAGTTCATCGTCGGTTGGCGAGATAAGCTCATAGCGAGGTACGCCCAACCCGGCGCTGCAGAGGACGCGCCGCAAGCGGCGCGCCCCTGAGCTTTGACGTTGGCATGGATAATTGGCTATGAAAATATTACAGAATGCAAAAGATTCGATAATAATGGGATTGGAGGACTATTCCTCAGGCGAATCCAGGCGTCTAATATCTTGCACTCGAAATTTATTCTCCGGAATACTTTTGTTATTCAAATACAAGTTAAATTCGCTTAGCCCAGAAAACTCAAATGAAGCCTTGATCAAGCAAAAAGTAAGCCCACAGCTGGACCATAACGGAAATATAATATGGGTGGGGCAAGGAAAAAAAACACTTGATGTTCAACAGATTAAGGAGCGTTTCAATTCGATTGGAATTAACATTGACTGGAACAAAGTTGAATCCATAAACAAATTTAGGAACTATATTGAGCATTATTATAGTCAATTAAATGAAGATGGTATGAGAAATATTATTTCTGATACCTTCATCATTGTTAGAGATTTTTTGTCACAGCACCTACAATTGGATCCAAAGGAATTCTTGGGTGAATCTGAATGGAAAACACTAGTATCAGTATCAGAAGTGTATCAAAAGGAAAAAGAAGAATGTGTAAATACCCTTGATAATATTGAATGGGGGTCTGATGCACTTTATAGCGCTTTAATTTCCTTTAAATGTGATGAGTGTGGTTCAGCGCTTCTATTCATAAAAGACCCACAATCAAGCAGAGATGAAAATACTTTTTCTTGCAAAAACTGCGATAAAGAGTGGGATTTTAAAAACATTGTTATCGACTCGATGAATAATAAATTCCCGTCTGAAAGTTATTATTCTAATACGAGCGGCGGAGAATTTACCACGTTAACATGTCCTGAATGCTTCAACGAAACGTATGTTTTCTACGAACAGAGTTGCGTGCTCTGCGGCTATAGCGCAGAGCACGAGTGCCAAAGATGTGGCAATGATATACCTTCATGTGAAATAGACGGTTCGGGGTTTTGTAGTTGGTGTCAAAAGATGATGAGTAATGAAGACTAGATGCTAACCAACATTTGCAGCGGATCGCGAGGAGCATGCGCCCGCTAAAATGCAACGTTAGGTTTCCATGATCGACGATCCGTGCCCAACTGATTGGCGCGCTCTACAAGCGGGCGTGTGCCGACTCTTTAACGACATCGGACTTTCCGCCAAAGTGGAGGTTGAACTGCCAACGCCTCGGGGACGCGTCGTCGTAGATGTTTTCGCCACTGACAAGAAAAGTGTCGACAACATTACCTATATCGTTGAGTGCAAGAACTGGAGTTCGGCGATCCCAAAAGCTGTTGTGCACGCCTTCACCACTGTCATGCAAGAGACAGGGGCAAACATAGGCTATATCGTCTCCCAGCACGGCCTTCAGTCCGGCGCAGAAGAGTACACACGTCACACCAACATAACCGGGCTCACGTATCAAGCACTACAAGAGCGCTACTTCAATGTTTGGTGGCGGAGATACTTTTGTGTTGTTGCCGCTTCAGCAGCTGACTCAGCTCTTCAGTATGTTGAACCAATCAACTCCTTCAGGGAGCGCATCGTCGCAACTCTGGATTATGAGGCGCAAACGCACTTCCGAAAGCTACAGGCCAAGTACGCGCCATTCGTTCTTCTTGTGCAGATCATGGATATCGGAAGAATAATTCCGCAGTACCTCTCAGAGCCGCCAATTGGCATAGCTCTCTATAAGGAGAAGGTCGGAGAACTTCTTGGTGACCGAAGTTTCTTCAAAGCCAATTACTATCGAGACTTGCTTATAGAAGTTTCGTCCAAGCTATCGTCAATTGAAGGAGAGTTCAATAGTCTGTTTGGCAGAAACATCTTTTCGCCGGAAACCTAACATGGCGCTCAACCTCGCTCCCTTCGGTCGCTGGACGCTGCGCCAAAAGGCGGCGCAGCGCCGGTTAGCTCTACGTTAGCAAATAGGAGGATAAAATGATGCTTTGTAGGGTTGGATATGTAAAAAGAGACTATAGGGTTCTTTTTGCAATACTGCTACTGTGGGCCATTACCCTTCTGAGTGGTTGTGGCGGGATAAAAACGATAAAGCCCCAGTATATGTCGAATTTTCAAGCTACTCCGCTATTTGATGGCAAAGAACAATCAATTACAGTAAATGCATTCTATGATGACAGAACCACCAGCGATAAAATAGGAGAGGGTTTTAATGCTTATGGCGGCAAACTGGAATCATGGGTAACAGAGAATGATCCACTGCTGGTAGTTGAAAATGCGATAATTGAACAGTTAAAAAATAGCGGTTTTACGATCGTCCGTTCCAGAGGTTGGAATTATGACCCAAATTCAATCCCTGCTCAGGTAACAACACGATTAATCGTTGGCGGCAAACTTAAAACATTTTGGGTTGAGTCAAGGCCTAGTTTCTGGACGGTCACAATTAACTCCAAAGTATCATTCGATTTCTTTATAGCCGACACAAAAGAAAAGACAAATCTTTACACAGGCCAATTTGCTGGTAATTCACAAAGTGATCAGGGTTATAGAGGCGCTGGAGATATGCAAAACTCAGTAAGCTTGGCTTTAACCCAGGCCGTCAATAAAGCATTCCAAGATGAAACCGTTAGGGAAATACTCCTAAAAAAATGGCAATAAAGATTATCCTTATGATTAAGAGATAAATTTTTGCCATTGGGGCATGGAGTAGCCTCACTGCCACTTCCAGCAGCACATTTGTATCGAGGGAAGGCAAAATTGCCTGAATAGTCCCCTGAATATCAACTTATAAGCGAACGCGCAAGAAGCGATTGCACTAAGATTTATAGATTTTTTTCATATCCCTGTTATCCTGCGCACGCCGCTAACTTGATGTTATGCGAATGACAATCAAGGATGAACATAAATGAACGAAGCCGACACCTGCCGGGTTCTGATCACTCCCGCCCTGCGCGAAGCAGGCTGGGATGATCCCGTCTGGCGGATGACCGAACAGCACTATTTCACCGACGGCCAGATTGTCCTGGTAGGCGACGGACACAAGCGGCAGAAGGGAAAGAAGGCCGATTACCTGCTCCGCTACGAGGAATCCTTTCCTATCGCCGTGGTCGAAGCCAAGGCCGAAGACCTCGAACCCGGCGCCGGCCTCCAGCAAGCCAAGGATTACGCCCGGGTTCTCGGATTATTCTTCGCCTATTCGACCAACGGCCACGGCATCGAGGAATGGGATTTCACCTCGAACACCCAGCGGAGCATTGACGCCTATCCAACACCCCAGGAACTCTGGAAACGGCTCTGCAATTTCAAGGCTATTGATGCCGCCCGTCCAGCTAACCCGATCCTCGCGCCCTTTTGCGCCAAGGGCGGCAAAACGCCCCGCTACTATCAAGAAGTTGCCATCAACCGGACCATCGAGGCGATTCTAAGCGGACAAAAGCATGTTTTGATCAATCTGGCCACCGGAACCGGCAAGACGGTCATCGCCTTTCAGACCGTCTGGAAACTTTTTCAAGCCAGGTGGAATGCAACCGGCCAGGACCGCCACCCGCGCGTTCTCTTTCTCGCTGACCGCAATGTTCTGCGCGATCAGGCCTATAACACCTTCGAGCCTTTCGAGAACGAGCGCGACATCATCGCCGAGGGCAAGGCCCCCAAGAACCGCTCCATCTATTTCAGCATCTATCAGACCATGTTTTCCGGCGTGGACGGCAAGCGCCTGTTTCACCAATACACACAGGATTTCTTCGACCTCATCGTCATCGACGAGTGCCACCGCTCCGGTTTCGGCACATGGAACGCCATCCTCAAACATTTCGACAGCGCCGTGCAGCTCGGCATGACCGCCACGCCCAAGCGTACCGAGAATATCGACACCTATAAATATTTCGGCGATCCGGTTTTCACCTATTCCCTGGGCCAGGGCATCGACGACGGTTTCCTAGCGACCTACAAGGTGCACCGCTCCGTCACCAACTTCACCCAGGACGGTTTGGTAATAGAGGAAGTCACGGCCCAGGGGGCGAAGCTGGAAGTCCCGCCCGAAGCCAACCCGCAGGATCGTTACGATATACCGGACTTCGAGCGCAAGATCACCATGCCCGACCACGTGAAAAAACTCTGCGCCCACATGGACAAGCTCATGCGCCGTTTCGGCCGCATGGAAAAGACTATGGTCTTCTGCGTCAACATGGAACACGCCTTGCGTGTCACGGAAGAGCTGAACCGGGTTAATGCCGATTTGAATGTGCCGGAATACGCCGTGCGAATCGTCTCGGAAGAAGGCGCGACCGGCAAGGCCCTGCTGGAAAGGTTTCAGGACACCGAAAAACAGGTTCCCGTCATCGCCACCACGGTCGATCTGCTCACCACCGGTGTGGACGCACCCAGCGTTCGCAACGTGGTTTTCATGAAACCTATTTCCTCAGTAGTCTCCTTCAAGCAGATCGTCGGCCGCGGTTCGCGGCTCTGTGCCGACACCGACAAGTTCTGGTTCCGGGTGATCGACTACACCAACGCCTCCCACCTCTTTGACGATTGGGACAGACCCAGTGAACCGCCGGAGGGCGGAGCGGGCACGGAAGCGCCCTTCAGCTGCGTGGTCGGCGGCCGAGTGACGAGCGAAAAAGACGGCAAACCCATTCATGGAGCCAGGGTATTTCTACAAACAGGGCCGAACGAAGTGTTTGACCAAGTCACCGGCCCGGACGGCCAGTTTTTCCTTTCCGGCATCGGCAAGGGCAAAGTGGTTCTGATTGTCGGCGCGACGGATCACAACCGTGCCCAGATGACGCTCACCTCCGATCCCGCCTCGCCGGTCACGCTATGCATCGGCCTTAAACCGAAAAAGGAGACGCCCAAGGTCAAGGTGAAAATCACCGGACTGAACGTGCAAATGGTGAATGAAGCCTATGAGGAGCGTGACGCCGACGGCAACCTTGTCACCCCGGAGGATTACCTGAAAAAGGTTCGCGAGGAGATTCTCGCCGCCTGCCATTCCATGGTCGAACTGCAAACCGCCTGGATGAGCAAACAGCGCCGCTCAGACCTTCTGGAAACGCTGGAAGAGCGGATGGTTCACCTCGACATTCTCCGCGAGATACTCCAGCGGCCCAACGCCGACTCCTACGACCTGCTGGCCCATGTCGCTTTCGGCGCAAACCTGCACAGTTGCGAGGAGCGGGCCAACGCCCTGTTCAACCTACATAAAGAATTTTTCGAATCCTTCGATGAGGAGACCCGCGCCGTGCTCCTCGGCCTGATGGAAAAATATCGCTATGGCGGCATTGAGGAAGCCGACAACCCGGCGGTCTTCGGCCTCAGCCCCTTCAACAGCGACGTGCGCCGGGTGGCGCTGGCCTTCGGCGGAATGCCCGAACTTCGCGCCGCCATCGACAAACTGATAGCTCTCATCTACATGGAAGAAGCCGCATAAATGTCACGTGAAACCCTCAACACCCAGTTTTGGAAGGCCTGCAAGATTCTCCGGCAGGACGACAACACCAACAGCCTGCTCGATTACGTCGAACAGATCTCCTGGCTCCTTTTTCTTAAGTGCTTCGAGGAATTCGAGGAGAAGCGGAGGGCCGAGGCCGAATTCGAAGGCCGGGAATACCAGCCGGTGCTCGCCGCCAAATACCAGTGGTCGGCCTGGACGGATCCCGAAAGGCGGCTCACCGGCCGCGACCTCATCGCCTTTCTT